ATGATGCAGAATGGCAGGTGCTCAACTCCAAAGATTTCGGAGTGCCACAGAACCGGGAAAGATGCTTTATTATTGGACATCTTAGAAACAGAAGTACCGCAGAAATATTTCCTGTCGAAAGAGCAGACAGAGAAAATAGTATTCAAATAATTGGACACAGGGACGGTTACAGAAGAAATACGCAGGCATTTGCACAAGATGGAATCACAGAAGCATTAAGCACTTGCCAAGGTGATGGAAGAGGACATCATGTAGCATTGCCGTGTTTTATTGATTTATGCTACCAGGGATTGCAAATGACGGACACTGCAAGATGCTTAAAAGCAAGATACTACAAAGGCGTAGCGAACCACGCCGGACAGGATAGCGGAATTGCAATAAAAGTCATAGGAGAAGTTAATTCGTCGCAAGACGGGAAAGTGCTTGGGATTGATGGAATCACAAAATGTCATTCGGCAGGACATAACAACAATCCAAAGATAGCACTTCCGGTTCTGACACCGGATCGAGTAGAAAAGCGTCAGAATGGACGAAGATTCAAAGAAAATGGTGATCCAATGCTCACACTTACAAGAGCAGATATACATGGAGTAGCGATTGAACCTACTGGATTTAATTGTATGCCAGATGGAACATGCAGAACCTTGAAAAATCAATACCAGAAAAACAGCGGAGGGAATTTCACTTGCCAAACAGACAGAGGTGCTACGGCCGTTGCTGTTAAGTCCAAAAACATTAAAGCAAACACGATAAGAATTGCAAATGCCTTAGATACAAGCTGCAATCAAGGAATATTCGTGCAGGTATCGGAAGAATTAACGGTATATGCAGTGTGGCACGAAAAATATCAGTGCTACATAGCAATCAGAAAATTGACACCGAAAGAGTGTTTTAGATTGCAAGGATGGACAGATGAATATTTCGAAAAGGCAGCATTTGTCAATTCAGACAGTCAGCTATACAAGCAGGCAGGAAACGGTGTCACGGTAAATGTAATAGAAGCAATTGCAAAACAGCTCAAATTCGCATAAGGAGATAGCATGACAAATAGAGAAAAGTATTCAGAAGAAATAATGGAAATTCTATTCAATACAGGAATACATCCAGCTCTGATAAATGAGCAAATAGCTGAATGCCATAAGGAATGCAGGCATTGTAAATTCGCTCATACAAAATATTCTTGTGATGAAGCCTTTATACATTGGACTGAAAGTCCTTGCGAGCCAGGAAAGATTGATTGGAACAAGGTTCCTGTAGATACTAAAATTTTAGTAAGAGATTCTATGAATGGTCACTGGATCAAAGCTCACTTTGCCGCAGCACAAGGCAATCTTGTAACTGTTTTTAGTTTGGGTAGAAGCAGTTGGACAGCAATGGATGCAAATACTTTTTCTACATATCGTTTTGCCGACATTCCGGATCAAGAAGAAAGGAGAAAATATTTAAAAGATGAATAAGTACAACGAACACGTCAAGGAGTCTATTGATTATTTTAGCCATGAATTGGAATGCATGAAGCATCGAATTTGTAACTGTGATATGCAGACAAGTTTGAGAGTTGGAAGGGAAAAAACTGCTTACGAAACAGCAGTAGAATGCTTAAAGAAGCATCTTCCGCATCCACCAGTTAAAGCAACTCACAAGTCTATCATCCATGAAAATAGAGGTGATCAACCGCACGCATGGATAGAAAGCCACTGCGAGTTGTGGGAATGCCCGTGCTGCGGAAAGACAGTATGGAGCGGCATAAGTATTGCAAAGAAATCGCCATATTGTTCAGACTGTGGACAGAAGATTGACTGGGAGGAGGTCAAATAATAGAAAGAAAATGAGTGAGCAAATAAGAATTACCGTGGATTTAGATGAGGCGATTTGCGCATTGAAGGGGCTCAGCAAAGTAGAAGGGGAAATTGCAATCAAATTTCAAAATTGTGGGCTACAGGACGAGGCAATGGAACATTTTAGAAATGAATGTGCACTTAAAACGGCTATCAAGGTAATTAAAAAACATACGCCGGTGATCTGTTTTAGTGTATAAGGAGGAATGAGAAAATGGCTGAACAAATTAAATTTAAATTTGAGTTGGATTCCGATGAGGCATTTGACATTTTGAAGGATATCGGAGAGGCAGAAAACGAGTTGGGAAAGCAGTGCTGGAAAGATGGATTAAAAGCGCAAGCGATTGAGTATTTTAAGCATGAGGCTACATGCGAAATTGCGATTAAAGCAATCAAAAAACAAATTCCAATGAAGCCAATCAAGATCACAGCAAATGGAGTTTACAAATGCAAATCTTGCAGTTATCTCATTGCGTGCATCCCAAACGCAACAAAATATTGTGATCAGTGTGGACAGAGACTCTACTGGAAGGAGAAATAGACGTGAACACGGAATTAATTGTAGAGTACGAGAACGGAGAGGTACACAAGGAGCAGCCAGAAAATATTATTTTTGCGGATAGCAAAGCATATGTTTTTCTGAGAGCGGAGGCAGAGAATGAAAGTGTATAAAAACCCTTTCGTGAGCTATCCGTGCTATTTTGTAAAAACGGGAGCTGGATGGTCTGCAAGAGGGGAGGCATCGAAGAGCAAAGGATATGATGTGGAACTGCATAATGGGAAATGGACATGCAGAGACGGTTGTTATTATGATGATACAATCAAGCATGAGTTGGTTCTGGTAGGCGAAAATAGAAAGTCCATTCACAGCATCATAAAAGAAGCAGTAATTTGTGCAGTATTAGAGCTTGTAAAGGAGGCCAAATAATATGTATTACATGGATGACGAAGATTATTTCGGGCCGAGCGAGTTTGACGCAAAAATCGAAGAACTTAAAAACGAGCTTCGGAAATCTGTAAAAAGGGAAGTTAAGGACGAACTCGAAAAGCTGCGTGAGGAAAACAAAAAATTGCAGGGCATCAAGGAGAATTTTGAATCCATAAAGGAAGATTATGAGATAGAGAAAGCAAAGTACAAAAGCGCAGCAAAAAAGGCTGGAGCCAAAGCTGGAAGAGCTAGGCTGAAAGAGTTAATGGAACAATTTAAGACTGTTATGTGGTCAACAAATTGGAGCTACCAGTACAAAAAGAAATGCGACAAGTGCGATAAGTACAGAAAAATCAAAGTGACATTACCATCTGGAAACGTGGTAGACGATGATTGCAAATGCGGAGAACGTAAGAAAACATATCAGCCGAAAGAAAATCTGCTATATATGCTTAGCGATACTAGCGGAAAAATTATAGGCTGGTACAAAGCAATCACAGATGGGTATTTCGACGCATATGGTCATAGTGCAGATACAATAGTGGATCACAACAAAGATTTCAAAGAATTAGAAGAAAACTTGTGGCATACATTCTTCACAACAAAAGAAGAATGCCAGGAGTTCTGCGACTACATGAACAGAAAAGAAGAAAATTCTGGATACGATTACGACTTGGCAGGAAAGCTAATTAAGGCTAGAGAGGTATAAAAATATGATTAACACAATTGTTAAAAATCCGATAGACATCTTAGCATTGATGCACAATTGTGCATTTGTAAAAGATGGTGATGTGTGGTATAGAGATTTTGAACGCGAAATTCCACTTATGGAGCTTGTACGGAATCTTAATAAAGCATACGGCGATTCTGAGGCATCAGCGATGAATGATGAAGCATTTAGTGACAAAATGTATGACGATTTGCAATTTAAGCCTGAGGAAGATATTGATAGTTTTATTGCCACTTTTTATATAGCACTTATTGGAATGGCGGAAAATCGAGAGCACTTGAAAATATATGAAACAACAGGATTGCCAACAACGGAGCATCCAGAAGTACTACAGGAATGTATTGATACTTACGGAGCGGATAAACAAATCGACCAGGCGATCGAAGAAATGAGTGAGCTGATAAAAGCGCTGCTTAAACATCGCCGCAAGACAATTCAGCTGGAGGGTGGAAATGTAAATCCAACGCCTGACACAGACCTGGCAAAAGCCAGAGCAGATATTTTTGAAGAAACTGCTGACGTTATTATCATGTTGACTCAAATCATCATGATTTTTGGTGGCAGAGATTTTGTTGAAAGAATAATAGAATCAAAGGTTGACCGCCAGAAAAAGCGCTTAAGAAAGGGAACAGATGGTCAGGATTGTTGAAGCAGAAAACGTAATAACTTGCCCTGAGTGCGATAAAAATTTGAGCTATGAGGAAGATGATGTGTTTTTTAACAAAATAATCTCCTGTGGACACAGAAATTACTACAACAAATGTGTAACGTGCCCTTATTGCAAAAATAAAGTTGTTGTTTCAGATGACGCGGTATTTGTTGAGTCAACAGATATTGAGACTCTAAAACGAGAGATTGTAAACGATAAAAAAGCAAGAACCATTTTAAATAATTCTAGTGTATGGAGGGGAAATGAGCAAAGAGACAGAAAACAGACTGAAAACTGAGCTTGATAAGCTTGATGAGCTTGCAGCAACGGGTGTACACCTGCTTGGAGAATACATGAACGACCCAGAGAGTGAAGTAAAGAAGAGTGCATATCATGAAACATGCATGATGATCAATAATCAGTTTACAGATTGTGCAGTCCTTCTCAGAGATTGCGGATACGCTCCAGATTTTGAAAAAGCTGTCAAGCTGCTTGGAAGTGTGGGCGCTCATAGACTTTCTAGCGCGATTTAGCGGTTAGATGCAGGAGGTGAGGAAATGTTTTACATAAAAGGTCAGGAAGCCAACAGCTTAAAGGAGAACCATGAATAAACGGCAGAAGAAAGAAAGGAAGGCGGTAAAAATGACAAGAAAAGAGCTGATAACTCAAATCAAAAACAAAGGCTATGAGCCTAGAGTAAAAAACGTTGTGAGCTTGCTAACGTCTAATGGCGAGGGTGATGCAGTTTCGCTAATTATCTCTTTGTATGATGATTTAAATGAGCTAATGGACGTAAAAAACAAGAACGTATCTTCAAAAAAATACTTCGATGACGAATACCTGAATGAGGCATTTAACGATTTTGTTTCTATGAGAGTAAAGATTAAAAAGCCCCTAACCGCAAATGCTTTGAAGAGAGCAATAGTCAAGTTGGAGAATCTATCTAGTGGAGACATCGAGCTTATGATAAAGATTTTAAATCAATCTGTTGATAACTGCTGGGCAGGACTTTTCCCACTGCATGATGGTGACAATAGCTTTAAGGGTAAGTATCAGAATCCGCAACGTTCGCAACTTGACGCCATCTTAAGGGGCATTGCCAATGACTAAAAAAGAGGCTCTGAGGTTGATGGCGATAATGACTGTGGCATATCCAAATTATAGACTCGCAGACATAGATTTTACTGCCACTACCTGGGCAGATATGCTACCCAACTACACTTACGATCAAGTTGAAGCAGCACTCAAAGCCTACATACTTTCGGAAAACACAGGCTTTCCACCGTCAATCGGTCAAATTAACGAAAAGTTAGTCGCTTTGAGCCAATCAGACACGCCTACACCGTTGGAAGCGTGGTCTTTAGTTCGGATAGCTGTCAGAAACAGCACATATCATGCTGATGACGAGTTTGCCAAACTTCCACCAATTATCCAGTCAACAGTTGGAAACGCAAGGAATCTGGAAGAATGGGCGAAGGGACAAGCAACTCAGTTTGAGACAGTTATCCACAGCAATTTTTTAAGATCATACTCCGCAGAGATTGCGAAGCAAAAAGAATGTCAGAAGTTGCAGGGAAAGGTTTCAATTGCATCTGAGCAACCAGAGTATTTGCCAGAACTAAATATATAAGCAAAGCACAGTTTTATAGACTATTTTAAATTATAATAAGCTTTAATACATTAAAATAGTCTACTACCTAGAAGGAGGCTTTATGACACGAGCACAAAGGAGACGGGCTGAAAGAGAAGCAAAAAAAGGAAACAAAGTCGTAGAACAGCGAATCACAGGTGCAGAAGAAAGCATAAGAATTGCTTTGTTAAAAGAAAATATTGCACGAGACGTTGATCGCAAGCTTTATGACAAATACTACCAAAAGGCAAATAAAGACGCTGTGGACAACATATACAGCATCATATTAACATCATTTGGGCTTGCTTTGGCAGATACTTGTCCTAATTGGAAGGCCGAGGCAATTGCAAAACGAATCCAGAAGACAATGGACTACGTTGAAAAATTCTCGAAGGAATACGACGGAGACATTGAACATTTTATGAAAGAACTTGAAGATAGAACCGGATTCTCATTTGAGATAGATTCTGTAAGTGGAAAGGATGAATAATATGGATTTTTTAATTGGTTTAATAGCAGGACTATTATTTGGCGGAATTACTGGTGTGCTTGCAGTTGCTTTGTGTGCTGCATCAAGCACAAATGAAACCGATGACGAAAGAAAGAGGGAAAGCGATGAGAATTAAGCATTTAAAGCTAGATAATTTTTGCAGTTTTTACAACGGAAAAACAGTAGACACAGATCTATATGCCAAAACAGAAGTTTCTGGATGCAACGAGTCTGGAAAAAGTACAGTTAAAAGAGCTATATTTTGGGTATTGAATTGTAGGGGTGAGAATGGCGAAGAAATCACTGGAATCAGGCCGCACGATAAATCAGGTAACGAGATTAACGATATTGAGGTTACAGTCGAGATGACCGTAGAGCTTAATGGTTCCAGCAAGACATTTAAAAAGGTCTCTCGTCAGAACTACAATAAAAAAGGTGACTTCACAGGTAATGTTATTGACTATTATATCAATAATATCCCTAAAAAGAAGTGCGACTATGAAGATTTTATTGCAGAAAAATTGGTTCCTGTGAGCGAGCTCTCGAACTTGATCAACGCTAAAACGCTCTTGTCAAAGAGTGCTGCTGACTGCAGATCAATCTTGGAATCCACCTTTGGAACGTGTTCCAATGCAGAGGTTTGTGAACGTTTTCCGGAGTTCTCCCCTCTTCTTCCACTGCTGGATGATGGCAGTGTTGATGAGTTAAAATCAAAATTTAATACTATGCTGAATGGCAGACGCGGAAGGAATGGTACTAAAGGACTGCTTGATATTCGTAAAGAGTTTCCGAGCCGCATTGATGAGGTAGAAAAGCAGAAAATTGTCATTGATGAAGGCTTGATAAACAGTCAGATTGCAGATATTGAAAGCAGACTGAAAGATAACCAGAGTAAACAAGCTGATGTGCAGAAGGCATTTGATGAGCAACGTACAATTCAGGCACAAATTTATAAGTTGAAGCAGGAGCAATTAAAAGCCACTGATGACGCTAATGCCGAAAACAGGAAAAGAATTGCCGATTTAGATGCTCAGATTATGGCAACAAGGGAAGAACTTTTCCTATCCAACAGTAGTTTAAATGCCAAAGAGCATGAATTGCACCAGATTGACTCCGAGATTCGGGATCTTGAAACTAAGCGTTTGAAGCTTTCAAGCGACTGGAAAAGCAATAAAGATATGCAATTTGATGAAAATTTGCTGATTTGCCCGTATTGCAAGCGTGAATACCCATCTGATCAGCAGGATGAAATGCGAAAGCATTTTGAAGAATCAAAGGAAGAAAAGTTGCAGGAAATCACAGACGATGGAATGAAATGTAAAGAAGCTATTGATGCTTTACGCGAAAAGCTCAATGCTGCAGATGCAGAGCTTTCTACCCTTCGTGAAGAATCCAATAAAAAGTCAAGAGTTGTCGATGATTTAGTTGCTCAGAAAAAAGTTATATCCACTGCACCTCCAGCAGAGCCAGACGAGACAGCAAAAACCAGATCTGCAGAAATCGTAAAGCTTGAAAGTCAGTTAGAAGCAAATACTGCAAATGCAACGTTTGCACAGCTCAAGGCAGAAGAAAATAATCTTCAGCATCAGTTATCAGGCTTAAAAGCAGAGCTTGCAAAAACCGAAAGCAATGCCAAGATTGACGCAAGAGTTGCAGAGCTTAACATCGAGCGCCGAAAGAATGAGCAGCTAATTGCAGATACGCAGGCACAGCTTGACTTGCTCAAACGCTTCAACATTCGCAAGCACGAGCTTTTAGAAAGCAAGGTAAACGAGTATTTAGAGTACTGTCAAGTGAAATTTTTCAGACAGCTTGTGAATGGCGACCTAGAAGAAACGTGTGATTTCTGTGTAAACGGTGAACCATACGCTAGAAACCTTAATCACGGTGCAAAAATCTTAATCGAGACAGATGTTTGCAAGGCTTTTCAGAAGAAATACGCTACTACCCTTCCTATCATCGTAGATGACTCTGAATCTGTTGATAATTGGAAGATACCGGATATGGATAGGCAGCTTATTATCCTCAAAAGAACTGATTCTAAAGAGCTAACAATCAAGGAGTCATGATGTGATCCGTGAAATTACACAAACTTACCCAGTCTAAGCTTGATGATTACAAACTTAGAAGTAATTTCACGGACGATGAAGAGATAACATTTGATATGTTATCTAAAGGCAAATCTATCAGCGAAATAGCAACCCGGTTATCTGTGTCGACTAGGACGGTTGATCGCAGGATTGCCGATATAAAATCAAAAATCAACCAACTATAAATAGTCCCCTGGTATTTATGATGCTAGGGGATTTTTACAACATTTTTTAACATTATTTTACTGTAAAGAAATGTCACACATATAACCTTAAAGATATTTTTTATAACTTTTTAGTTCTAACTATTGACTTTTTAGTTCTAATAATGTATCCTATAACCGAGAAAGAAAAAACATTATTTTACTGTAAAGAAATGTCAAATTTGGTTAAGAATTGTAAAATAATGTAATCACAAAGGAGGTTTCACAATGAAAGTAATATGCATTGCAAATCAAAAAGGTGGCATTGCAAAAACCACAACAGCCACTACACTTGCGTCAATTTTAATGTCACAAGGCAAGAAGGTCTTACTGGTTGACGCTGACCCACAGGGTAACAGCACTGATACTTATAGAGCAATATCCAAAGATACGGCAACTCTCTACGATGTTATTTTAGACATCGAAGATCCGCTTCCAATTGTGGAAGCTATTCAAAGAACAGAAATCGGTGACATAGTTGCGTCCGATCCAGAGCTGAAAACAGCAGATCAAAGATTCCCAAGTGATGGGAATGAGTATTTTAGACTAAAAGACGCTCTTTCCGAATTAACTGGCTATGACTACGTTATTATTGATACAGCTCCGGCTGACAACAAATTACTTAAAAATTGTTTAATTGCTTCTGACAAGGTCATCATTCCTGTCACTGCAGACCGTTATGCCATTCAAGGTCTGTCAGAACTGAATAGAACTATCACGGGCGTAAAGAAAAGAAATAATCCCAATCTAGAGGTTGCAGGACTCTTGTTGGTGAAATATAAGAGCCGTCAGCTCCTCGCCCAGGAAGTTAAAGCTTCTTTGGAAGAGATTGCCAAGCAGCTCAACACAAAGGTCTTTTGCACAACTATTCGTGAAAGTATTGCCGTGCAAAAGGCACAGGCAACTAGAACAACGCTCATGAAATTTGATTCAAAGTGTAACGCTGCCATTGACTATGTGCAGTTCGCAGAAGAACTAACTAAGGAGTAATTTGAGATGAGAAAGAAAGATAACACCACTACTACTTCTTTTGATGTGACAGCCGGCATTGATTTTGCAGATACTGGCGAAACTGAAATTCCAAGCATCCAGCCGGTAGAAAAAAAGTCCGTATTTGTCCCTGCTCCGGTTGATCCAAACAGAGTGTATACGCCTGGATATAATCCAACTCCGAAGATTGGTCCAAATGGTGGATATGTAGGCCGCAGAGAAGTTCCTGCAGCTGAGCGCAAGATTCAATTCAGTGTATCATGCACTGAATCACAAAAGGCAGCCTTTTCAGAAGCTGCTCGTAAGTCGGGCCGCACCCTAGCAGGATTTGCTTGTTTCGCCATTGAGGAATACATGCGGACACATGATCTATAATTCTTTACATTATTTGACATTTAAAAAAGGTTTAATAAGGTAAAGAACTATTAAAGGAAGGAGGTATTTTATGGAACAAGTAAACTTGATACCGTTTTACGCTTGCGCTATCGCGTTTGCACGCCATATACGATTAGATTTAGAAAGCGAATACAGTAAGAATGCTGTGGCTTATTATAACGCCGCGAAGCAGAGCGAATATTACAACACTTTATTTTCGGAAGAACTGTCTCTACAAACAGAAGAAGCTTATAAAAAAGCACTCGGAATCGTCGAATATAGCTACATGGAAGATGAACAAGCAGATAAACAAGCACAGATTTCTTTGGATATTCTTTTCAAAAAGGGATACAGAAAACTATATAACATTTTTAAAAGACTTCCAAAAGATGAACCGATTCACTTTAATAGTGTAATCGGAGAAGCCATTTATGCAAAGCTTGCAAAGTCAGATCATGTTTCGGACGATAATTTTAATGGTCATTTATTTGCAGGCTATTACTTTTTAAATATGTGGCCGCAAGAGTTAGTGCAAGAACGTAAAAAATGTGATGAATTACTTTGCTTTATTGCAAACTACGGATACAATCCAGAACGCAGAATACAAAAAGGCTTAAAGAAATATGACTGTGCTTTTCAGGAAAGAGCAAAATCATACATTAGTCAACTTCCAAAAGATTTATTTAAGCAGATCCAGTTAGCACCAAAAGATGAGGAATTTGGATACACTACAGTGTTTGACATTGAGTCACTTTCAAGCGTTTCTATTTTTTCTGAATTACAGTTTACACATGAAGATCTGGAAGCACTAGCAATTGCTTATACGCACGGAAAAAGAGGAGGAATACGTGAAGACTTCCTTACTTATGCAAAATATACGAGCTATATATTAGCTATGTGTAAGGCATATAAGCAGTCTAAAGAATACTACTTCCAACACAATCGCGAAGACGTGTATATTGAAGTAGAGAGCATTAAAAATGAATTGCTTCAAGCCAAATCTGCATTATCTGAATCTCAGGAACGCAGGATGTCTGAACAAAAAGCTTATACCGAGCAGATTCAGTGCTTATCTGATCAGATAAAACTGCTCAAGCAGAAGAATGATGCACTAAAATCCGAACTGCAAAAGGTAGAGGGTGAACGTAGGGAGCTTTACGCTTTGCGAGAGCATATATTTTCGCTGGAAAACGATTCAGAAACCAAAATTGCAAATGAACTGCCTAAAGAGCAAATTCAGCAGCTTAAAAACGTTCGTGTAACAATTGTAGGGGGGCATCCAAGCTTGATAAAGAAGCTCAAAACTTATCTTCCAGATTGGCAATATATCAGCGCAGGAAATGTCAGCACTGTGCGCAACGCTGCATTAAAAAAATCTGACTTTGTGTTCTTTGTAACTGCTCATTTGAGCCACAAACTGTATTATGCCATGATTGCACAGGCTCAAGATTGGAATGCAAAAATCGGATATTTGAGCCATGCGAATATAGATTATACATTGCAAGAAATATATATATTAGTAAATAACAGTATTTAACCTTATTTGACATTATTTTAATGTAAAGAATTATTAAATAAAGTAAAGAACTGTAGAAAGAAGGATGTATATGAGGAAAGAATTTAATTTGCTTGACGAAAATTGGGTGCGTGTATTGCTTCCTAACTATGCCGTTAAAGAAGTTTCACTCACGGATGTTTTCGCTCACAGTCACGAATACATGGATTTGGCAGGTGAAACAGATACTCAAAATGTCGCAATGATACGGCTACTTCTTGCAATTGCTCATTCCGGATTTGCAAGATTCAGCTCAAACGGTGATGAGATTCCGCTTTTGAATAGGGATGAAGCAATCAACCGTTGGAAAAGCTATTGGAGTCTCGGACATTTTCCGGAAGCATTTTTAAAATATTTAGAGGAATACAGAGAACGTTTCTGGCTTTTTCATCCTGATGCTCCATTCTACCAGGCAAACGAAGCTAAAAAAGGAACTGCTTTTGGTGCTGCAAAGTTAAACGGAGAAATCTCTGAAAGCAACAACAAGGTACGAATGTTTGCAGCAAGAAGTGGAGAAGCAAAAATGCAACTAACATATGCAGAAGCAGCTAGATGGCTTCTTTTTATCAATGGGTATGACGATGTTTCTGTAAAGCCAAGTAGGGCAGGTTTGCCGTCGATCAGTATTGGATGGTTGGGGCAAAATACTATTGTTTACGCAATCGGGCGAAATCTTTTTGAAACACTTATGATGAACCTAGTTCCTTTACAGAATGGAACCGGGGAATTGTGGTCTAAGCCTTGCCCAATATGGGAATGCTCGCCACGATCCGATGAGCGCAAAAAGGTTGATCCACCTTCTAACCCAGCGGAATTATTCACGCACCAATCGCGTAGGATATTTCTCAAGCGCGAAAATGGGGTCATAACCGGATTTAATGCATTGGGTGGGGAGTTTTTTGATAAAGAACGTGTTGTAGCTGAAACCATGGCGCTTTACATTTTAAATAGTAACAGTGCTAAACCACTTCGCTTATTTAACGATGTTCCATTGTGGCAATTACTCGACAAGATACTTTGTAACAATCAAGATACTGCTACATGGTTGCGCTTAATCGGAATTAGCAACGCAGGCTTTCAAACTTGTGGAATGATGTATGACTCTAAGGCAATGAAGTTTGTCGATGAATGTTCAAAAAGATTTACAGCAAATCTCAATCCTAACTTTGCAGATTACATATCTGTTGGCATTGAACTGTGCCGTTATATCACAAATGAAATTGGTGTATTATCCTACAACATTCAGATGGCTAGTGGCAAGCAGAATCCGACTGAACTTAAAAAATATGAGTTTTCTAGTAACCTAGATTTGATTTGGTCCAGATTTCTTTCATCAAGCACCACCGCATTTGAATATTTTCTAAGAATGGTCAAGCAGTCTGCGCTGAACTTTTCTAAATCTTTAATTGATAATGCATCCCCAACATCATTTAGAGGTCGAATAGTTGCAGCGAATGGCACAGAAAAGTATTATTGCACGCCAAAAGCTTATAATTCTTTTTTATATTATCTCAATCGATTGATACCAGAAGAATCTAATGACCTTGAGGCTGTAAAAGAACATTTGATCTCTTACAAGGCAGATCTTAAACCGAAGAAGGAAGGTGAGTAAATGGAAAGCAAAAACACATTTTCGAACATTGTAAAAACGATAATGTTTAAGAAAGAGATGGACGGAGTTCAGCTTGCAAAACTGTTAGGGTGTTCTCAATCTAACGTGTCCAAAAAGCTTAGATTAAATAATTTTAGAGAAAGTGATATACGCCAGATATCTGAAGCATTAGGATATGATGTTTCTATCAAGCTTACATCAAAGGACACAGGAGAGGAATTACAGATGTTGTAATAGTGTATTTTACATTTATTTACATTATTTAACTTTATTTAACAATATTTGACATTTATTTACAGTAAAATATTCTTTAAAAGAGTTGTCAGTTTGTCTGACAGCTCTTTTTGTCGTTAATATGTCGTATCCCTGTCGTTTTTACATCTTATTTTTATGGCACAATACAGTCAGGATAAGAGGAAGGAAGGTGTGAATGATGTTTCCTGAATCATTTTTAACTAAAATATTTGAAAGACCAGATGTATGTATGATTCCAATGCAGTATCAATCAGCAATGATTCAAGCTATTGGAGAGGTCCTTGACGAGGAAGGAGTGATATTAGGCGATGCCAATACCAAATCAGATGTATCAACCGTACAACCAACAGACAATGTATGGCCAATATAATAGTTATTACCCGTATCAATATCAGCAGCCGCGTTATGATCTGCAGCAAAACCAACCGCTTTTTAATCAACAGCAAAACATTCAGCCACAGCAGCAAGCTGGATTGAACGGAAAGATCGTGCAAGCTGTCGAACAAATTACTGCGAACGATGTACCTATGGACGGTTCAGTTGCCGTTTTCCCAAAGCAAGACATGTCAGAGATCTATACAAAATCATGGAATGCAGATGGGACCATTAGAACGATTGTATATAAGCCGTACACAGCTTCACAGCCAAATGCGGCGAATAGTTCAGCCGACATGTCCAAAATGAAAATGGGGCTATCTGACGAGGCTACAGAGGCATTTATGGCAAGATTTGATAGCCTCGAAAAGAAGTTTGATGAACTGATGCCTAAGATAGCGCCTAAAAGACCCGGAGGCTTAAAGAAGGAGGCAAATGAGAATGAATAATCCATTTCAGCTATTTCAAGCCATGAGGAATCCACAGCAGTTTTTGCAGCAGATGGCTGGAAACAGCCAAGCTATGAGCAATCCTATTTTAAAAAATGCTATGGATATGGCAAATAAAGGTGATACAAAGGGTGTAGAACAATTAGCTCGCAACCTTTGCAAAGAAAAAGGGATAAATGTTGATGATGCAGTTCGCCAGATAAAAAATCAATTTGGAATGCAATAAAAACATGATACTAATTCTTGCGCAAGATTATGTATATAAAAAATATTACGGAGGTAAATAGTATGTTTAACTCAGGAAACTGTAGTGTACCATTAGTGGCTAGCATTGATGGTAACGGTAACAACAGCGGTGGCTGGGGCAACGACGGCTGGGGATGGATCTGGATCATTCTGATTTTTGCCATTTTCGGCTGGGGTAATGGCTTCGGCGGTTGGGGCAATAACGGTGGTGGCATGGGTTCTACCGCGGCAGCCTACACAGATAGCGCAATTCAGCGTGGTTTTGATCACCAAGCGATTGTTGGAAAGTTAGACGGAATCAACAATGGTATTTGTGATGGATTTTACGCAGTTAACAATAGCATGTTAACCGGATTCAATGGGATCAACACAAACATCATGCAGACTGGATATGGCATTCAGCAGGCTATCAACGCTGATACCGTAGCTAATATGCAAAATACAAATGCTCTGCAGGCACAGTTAGCTAACTGCTGCTGCGAGACACGCGAAGCTATTCAGGGTGTAAATTACAATATGGCAACTAACACTTGCGCATTGCAGAACACTATGAACAACAACACCAGAGATATTATTGACAGTCAGAATGCAGGTGTGAGAAGCATCCTTGACTACCTTTGCCAGGACAAGATTGCTGCCTTACAGGCTGAGAACAATGATCTTCGCAGAGCTGCTTCACAGGATCGCCAGAGTGCACTGCTTACCACAGCAATGGCTGCACAGACCAATCAGATTATTGACGCTGTAAGACCTACTCCAGTACCGTCTTTCCCAGCATCTAATCTCTATGGCTATGCTTACGGATGCGGATGCAATAGTGGTTGCAGCTGCTGACAAAATTAAATATCGGTATCTTAACCAAAATGGTTATGTCTGCTAACTAACGCAGTATTACTATCAGCAAAGGGGCAGACTCGAAATAGAGCCTGTCCCTTATTTTAAGGAGGTATCAAATGGCAGAATATGTTGCAGTCGCAACACAGGAAGTTGCGGCAAATGAAAATATAACTTTTACAAACACATCTGTTAAGGGCTCAAACTGCATACAGCACCGTGAAGGCAGTGGAATCATTACTCTTAGAGGTCTTACGAATCAGTGTCAGGCACGGTTTTTTGTAAACTTCTCTGCAAATATAGCTCTTCCAGCCGGTGGAACTGCGGCTCCTATATCATTAGCCGTTGCTATCAGTGGTGAGCCAGTGCCTGCTTCCAAGATGATTTCAACACCAGCTGCAGTATCTCAATTTAACAATGTGTCCTCAGGCATTTTTATCAGTGTTCCGCGTGGCTGCTGCGTAAATATTGCAGTTGAGAATACAAGTGGCGTTGCAATTGAAGTTGCTAACGCAAACCTTATAGTGAATAGAGTTGCTTAATTGGAGGTAGACTATGCATAAATGGGCTAAAAAAATCTTGGAATGTGTCAAAGAAAAAGCCAAAGCTATCGGAATTGATAATTTCGAAGGCCAGAATCTTGATGATTTAAAAGACTGGACTGAAATTGTTAAGAACATTGTTTGCTTTGATAAAGATTATCGCATCGTTGAGGCAATGGATAGACTGGAAAACGATGATGAAATCATGGAAATGGTTGAGCAATACGGTGATTACCCGTCACGCCGCTATTACGACCGCTACAGATACGCTAACGGCAGATTTGCCCCAAAGGGTAGAGGGACAAGGACCACAGGCAGACGCGGTTATGACGAACCACCTTATTGGCACATGACACCAGAAATGTATTATGAATGGGCTGATATGCCAGAAGAAGAGCGTATGCGTGATCTTGATAGACTCCGCTTTGGGCGCATGTACTACTCTGACCCACGTAGAGGCTCCCAAATGCCGTCAGATGGTAGAAGCGTAGAAGATATGGGAATGAAGTCAGAAAGCCGATATGACCGTGCTAGAAGGTCATACAGTGAGACTAAGGACATGCACAAAGCCAACACTAAAGAAGATAATGACGCTAACATGCGAGGGCTTGAGTCCTTGCTGGCCGTCATTGACGAAGACCTTAAAGAGATCATGCCAGGGCTTTCAGCTTCCGAAAAAACAATGATGAAAACCAAGATGACAAACTGGGTACAGCGTATATAATCAATGGTACAGCCGGGGGCAGATGCTCCCGGTTTTATTTCAATTGCGCACTTGCTATAAATGTGCTATAATGGGGGTATCAAATGTTTTTTACAGTAAATAACAACACTTGGCAAGTTTGCTTTATCAATCCTGGCGATCCGCAGTTGCAGCGCAGTGACGGAACATATACTCTCGGTGTAACCGACAACAATTTAAAGACCGTCTTTATGTGTAATGATCTGTCAAACCAGATGATTGATAAAGTGCTATGCCATGAGCTGACACACGTTCATGCAATGGAATATGGATACTCTATCCCGATTGAAACAGAGGAAATTGTCGCAGACTTTATAAGTCTTTTTGGCAGGAGTATAGTAGCTGTTGCAGACGAACTTATATATCAACTTTTAGGAAACAATACAATTAGGTACTGTGCATAAAATAAAGATCACAATACACACGATTTTAGACAATGTGTCAGAAAGGAAGGCAGATGTATACAAAGATTCACACACAAAAAGATGTTCTTCGTGAGCGATATCTTTATCAATCTGAGCTTACTCCACTGGGGTTTCCAAAACTACTCCCAGTACATGCTGCTCTGAGTGGGCTTAATGCAGTATCATTTTGTGAGGCGGCAAAAGAAAAAAATCCAAAGAAGTCACTTTGCCACTTTTTTATTGATGATGCACGGTTCGAGCCATTATGGAATCAACCGCAAAAGTATCTTCCGACACTTGAAAATTTTAAATACATCTGCGCTCCTGACTTCTCGTTCTACGACTCTATGCCAAAGGTCGTGCAGCTGCATCAAGTGTACAGAAGTCGTGCCCTGGCATGGTGGCTATTTATGAACGGTTGTAACGTCATTCCAACTGTAGGTTGGGGAAACACAGAGACGTTTGAGTTTTGTTTTGAAGGGCTGCCAGAAGAGAGTACGCTGGCAGTCAGCACAAACGGCTGCTTTACCGATCAAGGCAAGGAGTGTTATCGACAAGGCTTCAAAGAGATGTGCTCCCGACTCCATCCCACAGAAATTTTAGTCGTTGGACGTCCAATTGATGTGGATGCAGATGTAAAGATCACGTATCGAGAATCATTTGGGCAGCTGCTTACAAGAAAGTTGAGGGGATGATATGGGCAGTAGAAGTGGAAAGAAGCACGAAATCAGCATAACAACCTATGTCGGCAGTTTGAAGCGCATCAGAACAGAGGAAACTGTCGGGAACATCACGGTCATAAGAACCGAATACAAACAGCAGAAGCAGAAGAAGCGCCGTAAGAAAAGCCGATAGATTTTGACATTATTTTAATGTAAAATACTGTATAATAATGTAAAGTAATGTAAAATACTGTCAAGAACTGTAAAATAATAGGGATAGATTTGACTCTATCCCTACTTTTTAGCTATGCTCTAATATCATGTACAACTGGCGAAAGATCTTGAACCCTGCTTCCTATTGCTATAGGTGGCAACCATCTGATCACAAGCTTTCTGTTTCCTGCCTTTTCACTCCCTATCCAGAAATGATGCCAGTGTGCACGGCGTACATGTGGAGTCTTTTTGCTTCCTACGGCAGAGGGCAGTATATCAAGGTTTTGTTCATTTGCTTCTGTCTTGTTCTTGTATACATTGATTTCCCTAACATTCCTTATTTCAGCCCCCACACGGTATCCTGCATCCAATACCTTAGGAATCTCCTTTGCACCAGAACGAACATATTTCTTTCTTGCTTTCTTGTTTTCTTCATTCTCGACAATATCTACATTCTGTGACAGTATAAACAGAATCATTTGTATTGTGCTTTGAAATATTTCGCGATCTTTTCTATATGTTTCTTCAAATTTCTCCGAAAACTCCGGCAGCCCCATTCTTTTATAGTTATCAATTCCACTGGAAATTGTATGGTCTATGCATTTTTGTAATTTATCAGACGATAAGGTTAAAAAATAGCTCCTTGATTCAATTCTGTTTTCATCGTCATTAAAGAAAAGTCTTTCAATCCTCAATTCATATAATTTAAATTCAAAATCATAATTCAAATATGTAAACCTTGATTCATCACCAACTTGAAGACATAAACATTTATATGGCAAATGAAGTAACATGTTTACCGGAACTTTTTCTATTCCTTCTGTTTCTTTTAATTCGCTATAAAAATCTTCATCAAAGCGATAAATTACTTTTGATAAATCCCACGTTGCCACTGCTGAAATCAATCCTGCAGTGGCATTTCTAAGCCTTTTGAAATACTTCGCATCTGGCTCCCCGATGCGTGCTTTTTTGATTTCTAGCAGTATTTTATCATTAGGACAGTACACGATATTTTCGTCCCATTTTGCGCCTTGAGCTTTAAAATCCTCAATCGCAGCTTTTGCTTGATCAGCCAAATCAGGTTCAGCCTTTAAGAACCCTTTGTACAGTTCTAGTGCCAGGATTCGTTTATTCTCAACTTTTTTCTTTCTCTTCGCCATTTTGTCTCCTATTTTCTTCCAACGCCATTTTAACATCCTCTTCGGTCTTTTCAACTGGTAACTCTTCCAATCGCCAGCCCTTATAAGTATATACTGGCCTGGATCTCCGTGAAGACACACCGCGTAAACTGCTTGCAATTGCAGTAAAGCCACCACGCACGCGTCCAGCTGCAATATTTTCTGGTACATCTTCATCAAAGAACCTTCGGCAATTTCTTCTAGCCCAATCCTTCAACGATACTGCTATATAGTAATTTCCTAGAGGATCAATTAAAATCCATTTTTTAGCAGTTCTGTTTTGCGGTCCCGGTTGTCCTTCTGGCAAAGCATGAGCCGCTTTAGTTGCTTCTTTTGCAAATCGTTCGCGAGCCGCTTTTACTAATTGACTTTTCTTTTGAGCTTCAATTAGAGCAGGCGGCATAGGTGTCCCCTTTGGCGTACACAAGCCACGTTTCTTTCTTAATTGTGCCGCACATTTAGCAGAACAACATTGTTTTGTATCACTCGGATGCCAAATAAATGGCTTTCCACATATTACACAGTTGTGGTATTTACGTCTTCTTGCGCATCCACATGTTACGCATCTGTAAAAGTGAGACGCTTGCATTTCTTTTATATTTCCACATTTTAAGCATTTCACTTTCCAAAGGCTTATTCTTTTTCCAGTTTTAGGACTAGCGTATTTATTTTCGGAAGCTCCCAGCACCACCAAATCTCCATGCTGCTCGTCTGTTAAATCTCTCTTTGCCATTGCCAACTCCTTTTTCCTGTCAATATGCACTATTGCAAAATAACAGTACATATGCGTGTTTCAAATATTATACAAAAAGTTCTTGACTTTTTCAAGCCATTATGCTATTTTAAAAATGAAGAGGATGCTTCTTCCGGCTTCGGTCGTTATTCACAGACAGCAAACCGTCTGTGTGGATTGAAACGAAATTATAATTGTACGCGCAAGTACAGAGGAGCGGCAAGCGTTACGCTTGCCGTTTTTTCATTCCTTAACAATTACGTTGACCGCAACAATACCACCCTTCTTAATCTGCTTAAACATGTTTTATATCTTCCTATCAAATACTGCCATAGTACAGTGCAACCACCATGCTGCCGAAAATCAACGCGTCAAGTAACAAGTCACCAATGCCCTTTGCTACTGCATCAAGCATTTTTCATGTTTTTTCAATCGTTACCTTGAATCCTCTTGACTTTTGGCAGAGAATAGCACGCTCTGCACTGCTGTGCATCTTCTCAATCTGCAGATCTGGTTCCCAGATTACCTTCATCTTATCACCTCTTTCCGTTTCACGCAACCTTTTCGATAGTAACAACCGCTGATGGCGGTGCTTCATATCTGAAAAAATCAGCTGCATTTTTAAACTGCGAATCCATCACCGGGATATATTCGTCTGGGTAGATGTGAGCTGTAGAAAACTGAATGCAACCCGGATTCTTTACGGATGCGTGCAGTATGCGTTGCTCTGTGTATGCCTTGCCGTCAATTTCGTGCTGCACTTCCCAGTGCGCCACCACACCTGGAGTCTTTACCGCCTCGAATACTCGCGCCCATGACACAAGGGCCACAGCATCAAGGCTTGCAATTTCTTGCACCAGCTTTTCCCACTCCTCGCCGTGAACCTTAAAAAGCTTTATATGCAGCTCTCGTGGTGCTGCGTTGATAGATACCGTCTGTAAAATCATCGTTCACCCTCGCTTTCTTCTCTCAATAGTTTCACAGCCTCCATCTGTGAATGTTCGCCATACCACTTAACCGGCTTATGAAATGCCATTGCAAGCGCGGAATTTTCACCAGATGCACGCAAAAATTCACGCACCTTCAAAAAGTTCCGCATATGTTCTTCATATGCATTCATGTTTTACCTCCATTCCTTTTGCACAGTATCTATATTATTTTGTAGATATTGTTATTGTCATATAGTTACTTTTTATTATCTCCGTGATGCTTGCCAAATGTGGCAAGTAGTGCATGACGCCGTTTTGTGTAGCTCTCAAATCTTTTGCCGGATCACCCCGGCACTACAGGGGTAACGGACCCCCAGACGGTCTTTCTTTTATCCTGTCAGTTTTTACCGTACTTGCCGCAGCTTTCCGCACCGCCTGACCTTTACAGCCTTTAACCTTTTTCGCTGGTTTCCATCTCGTATGCAATCGGTTGTGTTAGCAGATGCATAAGCCGCTAGATGTCCAGACGATTATACAGCTTTCTGGATCTCGTGCCGTTTGCGGACGTTAGCGCCGCCGCATTTGCGGTTGATGTTTTTTTCCCTTGTATTTTGACGGCGTCGCTCTTGTCTCAACCTCTTGCCAACCTCGCCGGGGTTTATCGCAGCACCTGCGCCGGGTATAGATCACTTATAACCGCATGGGTAGCCCTCACCGGTGGGCGATTTGAACCGCCCAAATAGCGTCCCCAGGTCGTGAACCTCGCCGCCTAAAACGGAGAAACGCAAAACTTAAAATTCCTCGGCGTAGCTTTCAGCATCTGCCAAAGTCCGGCACAGCTTGCAAATATTACTGTATTCACCATCTACAAAAATCTGCACACTGTAACCATAACCGCGAAGTCTTGCCGGGTGAGTGTCGCCCAGCAAGACAATTTTTGCTGTGATCATCGCTTTCCTTTCTCTCTTTCAAGCCATTTTCCGGCCAATTCGCGTTCTTGCTCAGTTGCCTTTGCAATTTTTCCATCTGGATATACACGGAAGGCGTGCCACTTGTAAACCCCTACAAAATATACAACGTCTTCCTCACTCATACAGGCGTAAAAATCCTTGTACATGTCCGCACTGTAAAAATCAGCGTGCTCCTTGCCATAGCTCAGAACCTCGCCTGCAGTCTTTAAAAACTTGCCGTTTCCGGCATAGCACCAGCCGCGGCCGCTGTCCTTTATCCAGATCTGGACGTTATAACGGAAACCGTGCGCCATAGCTGGGGCGCTTTCATTCAATCTAATAATTTGTAATGTTGTCATAACTTTTCCCTTTCTTGCCTGCCATCATCAACGCCGGGAGGCAATCCCCAACGGACGCCCCAAGCCGGGGCGTTTCGGCTTAAATCTCTTCTATTTCATCAATGTAAAAATCAACCATATCAACCGCGGCTGTAAAGCGCTGCTGGACAGAAAAGCTAAATCCAAAATCTTTATCATACATGGCCGAAGCGCTTGTAGCTACATAATAAAAGAGGTCTGCCGCCTTGTCTTTATCAAAGGTCCCCTTTCTTGCTTTTTTCCTGAGGTTTTCGATACTCGGCTTAATCTGGCGATCATACAAAACGCCTGAGTTAGTAGCATATAAAAACAGCTCTCTTGCTTCATCGGATGCCTTATAAATCATATTTTTTGTTCTCTTCATATTTTTTTACTTCCTTTCTGTGTTTGTTGTTTTCCTTGTTTCTGACTGTATTATACTTCTATAGCTAGCTATAGTCAACTGTGATATTTCACAAGCTAGCTATAGATTTTTTGTTTATTTTGTCTATAGCTAGCACTATATTTCTATGCTATAATTATGCTAGTGGTGGAATAGGACCATTTATTTATAGGAGGTATAAAATGAGCAAGTATTCAGAAGCGCAGAAAAACGCAATCATGAAGTATCAAAAAGAACATCTTGAGCAAATAAATATTCGCGTGAAAAAAGGATGTAAGCAAAAGTATTTAGACGCAGCGGCCGCCAGAGGGCAAAGCCTAGCGCAGTTTTTGACAGATGCAGCCGATGCAGCTATAGACCGCGATAACATCCGATCAGCGGCACCAGATGCAGAAGGACCTGCAGCACCCGTGGCAGAGCCGGAGCCGCCCAGCCAGAAGACCAAGAGCCATACGCCAGACCTGGAAGCGGTAGACCTGCAAAGGCTCCTGACTGATGCACGGTATCAGCTTGATATCATGGATATATACGGCCAGGAGCAGACGCAGCACTTACTTGATCAGGCACGGAGCAAATAAAAAGGTGGGCATTTTCGCCCACCTTATTTTTTATGCTAGCTCTTTTTGTGCTGTGCCTGTATAGCTCTGTGAGCCGTACTTAAGTCTGATTGTTGCCATATCTGCACCGCCGCGGCGACCGTGCCAACCTTCTTTTTCTTCTCTCCAGTACCACATTTTTTTCTTGCTTGAGAAGAAGCATCCAGCCGCCTTGATGATATCTTTCACTGGGTAAGTATCACCAGATACCCACACCCAGGAGCCACAAATCTCTATAGTGATGCCTGCAAGCCCTGCCAACTTTTCAAGTACGGCGCGCATTGCATCAGTAACACCATCACCAGATGCAGAAGGACCTGCAGCACCTGCGGCGCTCTTTGCGTTCTCTGTGCTGTCCTTCGGAAGCACCTTGAAAAGCTTGTCATACTCTGAATTGATTTCCTGCATGATTTCAACGCTACCGCCATTGTCTGGGTGGTACTGCTTAAGCAGTTCTTTATACTTTTTGCGTAACTCCTGTACATCCTTCACACCTTCAAAAAATCTTCTTGTCATATCTTTTTACCTTCCTTTTTTCTTTTTTATATTTTGTTGTCAAAGTGCTTTGTTTCTTTGCTATGCTTACATTATATCACTTTTAAAAGTTATGTCAAGACTTTTTATAACTTTTTTTCGTTATATTTTTTCTTGACTTTTTGCCGCGGAAAAGCTACTATATATATGTAGCGATACACCAAGCACGAAAGGAGAGTACTACAAATATGATAAAGTTTAAATTTGACGTAGCTAGCGCGCTAGCTACCGCAGGCGTTACAGCCTACACAGCGCAGAAAAGCGGCGTTTTGTCGCAGGATACATGGCGAAAGATCAAGGCAGGAGACACACATATAAGCCTTGAGGCTATCAATCGCATATGCTGCATCTTGCACATGCAGCCAGAGCATCTTATATACTATGCACCAGACCAGGCCGAAGAAGAAAAAATTTTAAAAAACTTTCAAAAAAAGTCTTGACATAGTAACTTTTTTAAGTTATACTAAAGACACAAAGAGAGAAAGGAAGCCCCAAAGGGCAAAGGTAAGAAGATATGGCAAAAGAGTACACGACAAAGTTTTACGAGACTAACGGTGGCCAGATTTATGCAGTAGCATTTGAAGATGGTAAGCCTGTAAACATCACCTGTGATCTAGCAGACGGTCAGATCACAGGCGATGAGGTTTTAGAGGCAGCGCGCGAGGGTTGGCCATATGCGGATCAATTCGACTCTTCCGAGTGGTCCGGTCTCAGTCTGGAGCAGGCAGCCGAGGAGCTAGAAGAAGGAACCCATACACCAGTAGGAGAGGAGCGCCCAGTTGATTTGATTGCAGAGACTAGACCAACCCCGGCACATGTCAAGGGCTTGCCGTTCACAACGTTTTACTGGCGCCGCATGGGTATAGCAGGGCTTGAACTTTTTAAAGATTCAGACGAGCCGGAAGCAATCGCCTACAGAATTAAAACTTCTAACGAGTGGTTTGCGGAAGATTGTGAAAAACTTATTAAAAAGGCCGATATGTGGGATGAATACCAGAAAGCTGGAAAGGAGATCAAAGAAAACGGCGGAGATTTTGACACGGAGGCATTCATGGCAAAAGTTGCCGACAAGCTCGGTGTTGACATCTGGTAAATATTAAAGCACCCGTCCCGGAGGTTACGAGGGCAGAAAGGAAAATATGAAGCGCGAAGACTTTAAAAAAATTATTAAGTTACGCAGCTTTTGGAAGATAGATAAGCGCAAAGGAGATTATAAGCTGCCAAGCGGTGATAAGTTGTCAAAGTATATCAGAAAGCTTGTTACTTCTCAAATGCAGCTTGATAATCTGCTGATTGGCGAAAATGGCGATCTATTTCCAGGATCTGGGGGCACTGTAAACAAAGAGTTGAAGCAAATTAACGACTATACAATTTTTCATTTAGGTCCGGTTCCAAACGAGGTTTGCACGTGGGAGCAGATGGAGAAACGAATTGATCATTTAATTTTTGAAATGTTACATTAATCAAAAAGTGGAGCCATAAAGCTTCACTTTTTCTTTGCCTATTTTCAGACATTCAGCCGTAAATTTTTAATTTGTGCAACTTACACTTTTAAAAATATTTAACTTGATTTACACCTCATATTGTTGTATTATGTAATTAAGCTACTATATATAGTATTTATATGTAGCCTAGATATGGATATATAGAGTATATAGCCCATGATCGGAAAAGATACCAAGCCGTGCTGGAACACGGTGCTTCTTTTTCTGGTCGTGGGCTTTTTTCTTTCCCCCAGGCCTACAGCTTTTCCGTGTCGCTTCCTTATATATAATATATACAGTATATATATATTTACTGTATATGTATATGGTATATATATTTAATATACTATCGGTATATTTAATATATTATCAGTGTATTTATATTATATTTATAATTATATGGTGTATATGTATATAATATCTGTATATGTACAGTGTATATAATATATTGTCTGATAATATATTAAGTATGTCTGTATAAGGTATATATGTACAGTATATATAAGGTAAGTATGTATAGATACAGTATGTACAAGGTATATGTATAGTATATCTGTATGTACAGTATATAGATATCTGGTAAGTAAGTATGTGTATAGTATATCTAAGTATATACAGATACAGAGTGCAGGAGCCTGACAGATGATCAAGCCAGAGACAGCCAGCAGATGAGAGATACACAGACAGGCGGCAGATGAGGACAGCACACAGTCAGGACAGGCACAGACGAGAGCTGGACACGATGAGCACACACGGAAGGGCGCTAGAAGGGCACAGAAGGTGGCTAGAAGGCATTTGAAGGGGAAAGGCTAAGATATAGCCACATATACGCACGACAAAAAGAAATACAGGGAAAGGAGGGCTACAGAATGCCAAGAGGAGGGAAACGAATGCCAAGCTATAGGGATATTGCAGAAACCATGGACGGAGACGAACTGGACGCTATCCTTGACGTATCTCTGCAGGGGCTAGCTAGAGCACGTGAAAAAGGTTCGCAGCCCATGTATAGCAACTCTCCCGAAGGGCTAAAAAGTTTCAAGCACGACTCAGAAGAGTATCTGACATTTGTCCGGAACGTAAACAAAACCCCAACGGAAGGCGGAAAGCTGCGCCTAGTGCCTGATATAGAGTCCTGGGCGGCATTTTTGGGAGTTACGCGGCACATGATCACGGGCTATGAAAAGCGTGGCAGTGATTGGAAGTCTACTATAGACGCGGTAAAAGGCGTTATAACAGCTTGCAAGAAGCAGCTTGCATTTACTGGCAAAATGCCGCCAGTGCTTGCAATTTTTGATCTTACTAACAATAGCGACTATGTCAACGCGTCAGAGTTCCGTTTATCAGCCGAGGCAGCACCGGAAGCTAAGCAGATAACGGCGGAAGAATGGGAAAAAGTCATTGATGCAGAGCCAGAGGCCCCGAAACTATCGGATTTCAAATTGTCTGACGATTTAAATTAAGATTAGTCAAGGTTTCTTGATCTGTGTTAATCTTCAAAGTAACATAGAGTACGTATAATGTTTGTTATACGAACTTTTAACGGTCAATGGTGCGTATACTCAGACCAGGTCAGCAAAACGCTGTTGCTTTTGTATATACAAATACACACAATTTAGGTTTTGCCGCCATATGATCAGGAGCCGCGACCAGCTGCACAGCTGCCAGATGATCACACGAAAAGGGGTGTAGGGGTCTGAGAGCGTGCCCCCGGCATGGGGCTACTTAGTCCCCAAAATATTTTTCCAAAATAAAAAGCCCCTTTTAACTCGTAACTACGCATATGGCAAAGATAGGGAATCGCGACCCGAAAGCTGTAAGCCTTGACAGTTTCTTTGCCATAATACCAAGGCATAATATACTCAAACTATAAAATGAAAATATCAACCAAAGAAATAACCGATGAATGTCAGCACTGCGGTGACATACTGGTTTGCCAGTTGTGCCGTGAAGGACACGGAATCAATCGTGAACGAATAAACGTTACCCAAATGGTTACATGCCAGATAGAACACAAGAACAGGAGGTTATCTAATGAGAATCATATCACAGTGTAAAACTAAATCTGTTGAGTTTTGTAACGTTGCTTTGCTGAGACGTGATGAAATTATCTTTGCAAGGACTGCAAACCAAGACATGGTACTTGCAGAGTATAAGACTCCAGCCAGAGCAGCCGAGGTATTTGAGGAATTAAATATTTCTGCTTCTAACTACTCAACATATATCTACTACATGCCGGAGAAATAAGCAATGGAAACAAAATTAGTTTTAGTTAAATTTATTGACGGCACACGCGAAACAATAGAAGCTTATTGCAGTTCACGAGGTGGATACTATGGCTATCTAACCAAAAAAGAATTGTTTTACGTATCCTGTGCTTCCACCTTCTCACAAGCTCTCTTTCCTCGTGAGTTTGTTAAAGCAATATCCCTTTTGGATGAATAGGAGGAGTAATGGCAAATACAAAATTTGAGAACGCAACAACATGGTTACAAGGTGTCATTTCTGGATATCAAAAGCAGATCAACGATTTCTCAGCTGCGCCCAATCCAGATGCAAATAAAATAAAAGCATGTAAAGAGCGTCAAGAGCTTTGTCAGTACATTTTGGACTTTATGATTAAGGCTAAGCAGCAGAATGATACAATGGCTGCCAAGGCAGGTTCTCAAAATACCGCTGTAAAGCCACAGAATGCCCCACAGTCAATTTCAGCTCATTCAATAGCAAATACTATAGGTAAAGAACAGCTAGAGCAATTAGAGCTTGTTTTGGGGCTTGATGCTACAATCAGCGTTTGTAGAGCTGCTTTAATTTTAGAGCTTCCAGAATTTGGATCAAAAGAGGCACTTCTTGGAACACTTAAAGATTTTGCCGCAAAACAAAGTTAGGAGGTTATGTGGAATGATAAAAATTCTGAGACCTGGTACAAAAAAGGAAACTGAATGTCCAAGCTGCGGTGCGCTTTTGAGCTACGATATTTCTGACATTCTTGAGAAATCGTCGCACTCAACTGTAGAAACATCATCTGCATTTTGGCTAAGCAGTAAAAATACAAATTACATCGTCTGTCCACAATGTAATAACAAGATTATTTTGTCGGCAACTCGATAAGAAAGGAGTGTCTATGAGTAATATAGACAAATGCATTTCTTTGCTAATTAAGCTTAGCAAGTCTTTTGGAATTGATGCTAAGGCTTTGCCACCGTGTTTTAACCACATAACTGTTGCTTTTAATAAAAAATTATATGATGGTACTCTGCGCCGCTTTAACTATGCTTTTGAGCTTTGTTTACTGGAAAGCCTTGACACTCGTCAACTTCCGGAATATTTCGAATATGTATTTTTCCGATAAAATTTTGAAATATTTTATCGAATGCGAAAAAGAAGCATTCAGCGCAGAGGAGTTTTTATGATTAAATTAGAACATGCTGTATTACCTAGTCCCGAACAAATAAAATTTGCTATTGAAGGTCTTCGAAATTCCTTCAATTCGTGGTTTAAAAGTGATAGTCATTGGGGCTGCTTTCACCTCAGTGAAGAACGTGATTGTGATACCTGCGATAGTATCCAACCAGATAAATGTACATGGTCTCCGCAATTTATAGTCGGTAAAGAAGATATGGCACTTATGAGACGTCTATCTTCATATGGTCCTGATCATCGTAAATTTATGCGTATGCTTCCGGTATGTATCAGAATTACAGCACCACTTTATTGGTGGAAAGAAGCAGACACATATTCCGTAGGCACTTCGAAGAATAGTTGTAGCACCATGCATCGAATTGATGCCAAAGAATTTACATTAGATGATTTCTCAGCAGAGCATCTTATTGACTTTGAAAGTGCTGAATCTGATTTCCCGATATTTCACGGGGCAGAGCATTCACCAATTGGCCTGTTGAATCAGACAATCCGTATACTTAATTTTTACAGGCAAAAATATCTTGTTACCAAGGAAAAGAAGTATTGGTGGCAACTAATTCAGCTGCTGCCTGATTCTTATAACCAGACCAGAAATGTAACGCTTAACTACGAAGTCCTTGCAAACATCTATAAAGCACGCCGTAACCATAAGCTGGACGAATGGCGAGATTTTTGCGACTGGATTGAAACATTGCCGTATAGTGATCTTATCACTGGAAAGGAAACAAAATGACATTTGACGAGTATCAGTGCGGTGTAATGAGAACCGCATCAGACGTAACGAAAGCAACAAAGGAAAACATGCTTATGAATGGTATCCTCGGTACTGCAGGTGAAGCAGGTGAGCTTGTTGATCTTCTTAAAAAGCAGATTTTTCAGGGGCATCCATTTGATAGAGAGCATCTTATCAAGGAGTGTGGCGATGTGCTGTATTATCTGGCACTTACTGCTGAGGCGCTTGATACCTCTCTTGAGGATATTGCAATCAAAAACAACAAGAAGCTTTGGGAGCGCTATCCTGACGGCTTCAAAGCTGAAAATTCGCTCCATAGAAAGGAAGGGGATATTTAATGTTTGTTCTTATTCTCCGCATTCTGGCATCTCTTTTTAACATCTTTATGTTGACTAGCATTATAGGATGGCTGAATGAGAAAAGATCCAGAGAAAGACTTGCCAGCGCTGTAGTACTTTCTACGTTTTTTATCATGAATCTTGTCTTGACAGCCAGTGGCATGTGAGGATAAGATCACGCTGGGGTTATCGCCAAATGGTAAGGCACAGGATTTTGATTCCTGCACTGTTGGTTCGATTCCAACTAGCCCTGTTGTGCCATTAGCTCAGCTGGAAGAGCACTTGACTTTTAATCAAGGCGTCGTGGGTTCAAGTCCCATATGGCACATACGGACCTTTAGCTCAATAGGTTAGGGCAGCTGCCTCATAAGCAGCCGGGTCTGGGTTCGAGTCCCAGAGGGTCCATATGCAGTTTGTAAACAATGTGGTTTTTTCTTTTTCTTGTGAAATCCCTTTCTCTTTTCCCACAAAGTAGCAACTGCAACTCCCCGTGAGAATCAACCTGCGGACAAGTCAGCCGCAACCGTATAGGCGGTCTTGGGGTAGATGTGCAGAATTGGTATTGCAGCAGACTGTAAATCTGTCATCTTCGGATATGTAGGTTCAAGTCCTACTCTACCCACTTTTGCCGCGATGCCACAATGGTACTGGGCCGATCTTGAAAATCGGTGATCTGTAACAGGACTGAGGGTTCGAATCCTTCTCGCGGCGCTCCAGTTGCCTAGGGTAGCTCCCGAAAAGCAGAGCCTATGACTGCCTGACAACTGATTTGTAATCATAGGGATACATTATCGCATAGGAGGTAAAACAGATGTCAGAAAAGGCAAAAAAAGAAATAGTAATATCGGAGGGCAGAGATTTTAAAGGAATCTGGATTCCAGAACGTCTTTATTTATCACCAGATTTAAGTCCTAGGGAGAAATTCTTGTTAATTGAGATATACAGCCTTACTCAAAAAGACAAAGGCTGTTTTGCTTCTAACAAGCATTTTGCCAACTTCATTGGCTTAAAAGAAAATAGTATCCAAAAGATGCTTTTAAAATTTGAACAACTGGGATTCATTGAAAGAATCTTTGAATACAAAGAAAACACTAAAGAAATCGACAAGCGAATCATTATACTCACCCAGAAATTTTTTGATTCTTTTGTCAATGAAAAATCTATTTCTTCTAACATGGAAAAAAATCCATGTGGGGGTATGGAGAAAAATCAACAGGGTGGGGTTGAAAAAAGTCCACAGATAAGTAATACAATAGATATTAAGTATAACAGTAGTTTAAGTGATACAGATAAAGAACATGCTCTATTATCAACTAAAGTTGACAATAGAGATAAATACATGGTTTCGCGCACTAAAAGTGCTCAAAACTCAGGGGCAAGCCCCAAAAAGAAAGAACCTACTGTTGATCCAGATGACTTTATCAAGTCTAAGGAGTCAGTTCTTAAAGATGAGCTTCACAGACTGTATTCAAACAATCCTAAAAACATCTTTACCACAGAGCAACAGGAAAATGACTGGGTTGACAAGGAATATAACAGCCTGACTGCTATTATTTTTGAGTTTAACCACCAATACAAAGCATCTACAGGCTTTGACGCTAAGAATCTATCAGATGAGAGCCTTAAACGAGTTACACGGAGCTACATCAAGTCTCCAGAATCCTTGAAGGATGACTATGATGACCTTGAAAGTAACAAGGTTCTGATTGAAGAATATCTAAAAACTGATTACGGCAGCAAACATGGAGTGATTGTAAAAAGTTTATCGCACTACATGTCTGGCAGCATTCGAGAAATGCTGTTCTATAAACACTTGTTCTAGCTTGCCAATGCACATTGGCTAGCTATATACACGTACATTATGCTAGCTATATATACGTACATTGATACAAGTATACACGTACACTGGAGGTGCAAATGCAGAATATAGAAATCAACTTTGGAGTTCGTCCATGCATCGTAACTCAAAACGGCGAAGAAAAGAAAGCATTATTCCATATGTGGGAAAACTTCGCAAAGCCTGTTGCAGCGGATTTGTATATTGGCGGTTGCCCAGAGGGGCAAATGAGCATGATATTTGGGCTTGTAGAGTATGAGGACGGCACGATGGGCGAGGTAAATCCGAGCCAGATTCGATTCGTTGACAATAAGATCAAAGACTATGCTTTTGAGGAGGGCTGATTCCATGGTGAAATATAGACCATACAGAGGAGTATTATGCGACGCAATGGCAGAAATGAGAATCTTTGATTCTGTCGAAGATATGTTCCACTACATTGTCGAAGACTGGAAAGCATATGGAAATCCATTTGATATCGGAGATTTAACCATAACGTGTGATGAAGGAAAAGACGAGCGCATTAACTGGAAGGAAGGCAGATATGTCTGCACCAGGCGAATGCGAGAAAAGATTTTTGACACGCCGCAGTGTATTGGAATGTGTTCGATTGAATTGTAGAACGGAGATAATCATGATGATTGCAAATAAAGTAAATGTAATGGGACAGGAATACCAAATTTTAAAAGTAAGCCGTGACCAATACAAAACATGTGAAGGGCTGGATGGATGGTGCGATGCTTACGGCAAGAAGATTTACTATGTAGACCCTGAGACAGACCCCGATAGCGATCCAATTGCAATATCGCCAGAGGAACTAGTAAAGCAGGTTTTAAGGCACGAGATTGTTCATGCTTTCCTCACAGAGTCAGGACTTGCTGCTAACTCTGAAGTATTTTTTAGTGCATGGGCGACGAATGAAGAAATGGTTGACTGGATCGCATGGAACGGCGAAAAACTACATAAAGCGTGGAAGGAGGCAGGATTAGTTGATTAAAGATGATTTGCAAACAAAAGTTGTGGAGCAAGCCGCCCTTATAGCGGCGGCACTCAAAAAAGGTAAAGACGTTGAGGTACGGCGAACTGCGGCTGGAATCAGCGTTGCCGAGGTTAGCAAGAAGGTTGTGTACCGATGACTGTTGACTATATGAAAAATATTGATTGCCTCATTGGCATGAAAGATATTCCAGATAAATCTATTGATATGATCTGCGCAGATTTGCCATATGGAATAACTCATAATAAATGGGATGCTGCTATTCCACTGGCTGAGCTTTGGAAAGGAATTGACAGGATCATCAAAGACACAGGCGCTATTATATTGTTTGCGAGTGGAATGTTTACTGCTGATTTGATGCAAAGCAATAGAAAAAATTGGAGATACAATCTAGTGTGGGAAAAGAATCAGCCGACTGGTTTTTTAAATGCAAACCGAATGCCACTCAGATCACACGAGGATATTTGTGTTTTTTATAAAAAAACTCCTACATACAATCCACAAAAGTCTACTGGTAATCCCAGAAAGGTAAGCAAAGCAAACCACAAATTGAATTGTAAGGAAACGACAAATTATCAAAAATACAGTTTAACAACTTACGATAGCACAGACAGGTATCCAAGATCTGTATTAAGGTTTCCGAAAGATGTCCAGAAATCAGCTGTACATCCTACACAGAAGCCAGTTGCGCTTATTGAATACTTGATTAAATCTTATAGCAACCCAAATGACACAGTACTTGATATCTGTGCTGGAAGCATGACAACTGCAATAGTAGCTGTGAATACTGGCCGCCATTACATTTGTTTTGAAAAAGATCCCGATATTTTTTCAAATGGCGTAAAAAGATTTAATGAATCAACCAATGGAGGATATGGACAATGAAATTAAAAAGAATAATTGTTACCCTTGCAGCCGCAGTGATACTTTCTAGTGCAGCCATTGGCTGTACAGAAGCCGATCAGGTAAGTTCTAATATCTCTGCACAGGCAGACAACTTCAACATAACCAGAAAGCTTACTGTTCTGAACGCAAGAACCGATACAGTCCTTTTGGAGCTGACTGGAACATTTGCATTAAAGAACAATTCATCAAATGAACTCGAAGTCATTATTGAGACTGCCGAAGGCAAATATCAGAAAGATTACGTGTATTTGAATGACTACACCATGTACGTGGTCGAGGATATCTCTGGTTCAGAGGTAGACAAATACCGTTATGAGATCAATTTCTTGCCGGAATGGGGATTTAAGGCAACTCATCACGAGTAAACTTTACATTTACATAGTAAACGCACGTAATACATTCAATTTTAAAGAATCATAACAAGGGTTTGGAAATGAATTTTGCTGCGTCAAAGCTCGGAAAGCTTAGAAATCTGTCGCCAAACACTTAGGAAAGGAGAAAAATCTTTTATGACATACGAAGACGCCTTAAAAGCTTCAAAAAATGGTCTAAATGTAATGATATGGACAGGAGAGGAGTATCTGCGCCTAGAAGAAGCAAAAGAATTTCTGAATTGTTCTTCTCATGTAATTCGAAGTAGTGAAGAATACAAAGGATACAAAAAGTTTTGCGAAGCCATTCAAAGCGATAAATGGAGTACTTATACAGAAATAGATCTTAGATGGGAACTTAGAAATTATCGAAAGCGTTTTGAACGCCTGAGTCGCATACAAGATGATTTTTTAAAAGAACTACTCGGCAGCAATTATACAGCCCGGTATTCCAGTGAGCAAATGATCGTTGCCGATGCATTCAACACTCTTTATAGCCTAAAACGCAACCAAAAAATATTTATGCTTACAACTATTGTATTTTTAGCGACAACAATTATAGCCTTAATAGTTTAAAGGAGGAGTACGCATGAAATTTTCAGAAGTTTTTGAATTGATGAAACAGGGTGCACTGATAAAGCTTCCATCATGGGCAGGCTATTGGTACTGGTCCAAAGAAAAGCAGACCATCATCATCCACACAAAAGATGGTGAGGAGTTTGACATTAGAAAAACAGCTAATCCAGATTATACTTTTTCAAACATTGCATCCGATAATTGGATTGTTTGGCATTTGAACAGTGAGAGCCTTAACAGCAGAGCTAAGATAGCTATGATTTCACAGCCAATGGCAGGAAAAACGGATGAAGAAATTAAGGCGACAAGAGAAAAGGCAATTGCAACATTGAAAGAAAAAGGCTATGAGATTATAAATACACTTTTTACAGACGAGTGGTATAACAGTGAGAAAATGAGAGAAAGAGGAGTGACACAGATTCCACTTTGTTTCCTCGCAACATCATTAACAAATATGAGTTTATGTCATGCTGCTTATTTCTGCAAAGGATGGGAAAATGCAAGAGGATGTTGCATCGAACATGATGCGGCAGTTGAGTATGGGCTAGATATCATCTACGAGGGGGATTAAGTACTATGGATTTCAGAGCTGCATTTTCCAATATGAAAAAAGGCATTCCAATGAAAAGAAAGAAATGGAATGATGTCTGGTACTACGATAAATCAAAGAAAATCTTAATGGGGAAACACGATTCAGGAAAGCTTGAAGAACTTTTCAATATTCCTGACACTGCTAATATGACTTATATTTTTATGGGAATGTTTGCAGAAGACTGGGAAATTGCAAATAATTCTAGTGAATCGCAAACAGCTAACGGAAAACAATTATTCACATTTAGCAAAGCGCTAGATTTACTAAAGCAAGGTTATAAAGTCGCCCGAATGCGTTGGTATGGAAGCGGACGTTTTGTTTTATATCGCAAAGGTTTACCAGCTGGCCATCCTTGTGATATAGGCACAGTGGATGCCTATTTAGAAGTTGATAACGGAGAAGGGCTTCTTAACTGCGATCCATATCTTCAGATGCGTTATATTGACGGTTCACTTGCAATGTATCTTCCAAGCGTGGAAGATCTTTTAGCAGAAGATTGGTATATTGAATAAAAATGATGGGAGGAAAATGAAGAATCTAAAATATTGCACTCCACAAAGCAACTTAGCCGATGGTATACAAAAGTTACCTGCTGAAAAAATTCAATTTCGATATTTTCCACCAGGAATAGAATCAGAGAAGTCGGACTATTACAAACTAGCATGTTTATATATGGGGCTTACAGAAATGTACGACAGAAGCTTGACTGATGAAAGAAGCCGCTTTGATAATACTGAGACATTTGTTGGTAACCAACATATATATCATCTTAGCTAAGTATACAGTTGTTATGTTCGAAAGTCTATAATAAATACTTATTTTGTGATGTGGAGCGATGTCCGAGAAGAAATAAAGAAACATCGCCGTTACTCTGCTCAACAATGGGTAGATGAATATGAAAGAATATGGAATCAGCACGGAGGAAATTAAATGGTTAGAGTAGGATCAGCAAGAATTGATGAGAATGGAAAAGTGATAGGTGGACAGCCTGGAGACCAGACAGGGCAGGAAGTGGCAATTGAGCCATGGTATCTGCACGATAAGGGTTGGGTTATAATCCGCGCGAAGGACGCAAATATCCGTGAGCGTATCGCAATCTGCATGGAAGCAGCGTGTGCCAACAATTTGATTGGCTACAATCAGGACGGATCATGGGAGCTATATGACAAATCAAAACAGTATGGATGGGATTGCTCAAAGGTAAATGTTACTGCAAATACGGATTGCAGCAGCCTTGTTCGCACGTGCGTTGCGTTTGCAGCACAGAGGGAGATTGAGTGGTTTTCAACTCTAATAGAAGTTAAAATTTTGAATAAAACAAAACTGTTTGATATCTTGTCAGATGCAAAGCATACCAAGTCCTCAGATTACCTATTAAGAGGAGATATTCTCTGCACCTGCACACAAGGTCACACAGTAGTTGTGCTTGACAATGGCGCAAAGGCTGGACAATCTGGCAGCCAACCACCTCAGAACAGCACAGAAGGTAATACAAGCCTTTGCGGCAAGGGTATTGGAACAGCAGTTGCGCTCACACCTATGAACATCCGTACAGGAGCAGATACATCTGCAAAGAAGCTTGATACAATCAAGACCTCTGTAGCCGTAGAGGTCCTTGAGATCACCGCTTCTGGTTGGTATAAGATTGTATGGCCTGGAGAGGCTTGCGGATATGCCTTTACAAAGGCAGGAAGTGGCTATTACAGCTATTCTCCAAATACCAACGCACAAGTTATAAACTTAGGCGATAAGGTCCAATTTACGGGCAATAAACAGTATATGTCAGCATGGGCCGACAAGCCAATCACTGCAATTCCAGAAGTTGCAACTGTAACAAGTATTTGTGAGAGTGGCAAGCATCAGTATCACATCATAGGCGATAACGTCTATGGTTGGGTAAATCGAGAAGACATAGTGAGAAAATAAATTTAAAACGGCATAATCAAAATGGTGATTATGTAACAGCCAAAATGGAGGCTCTTCTTTAAATGTTAAGAAAGGAGGAGCCTCTTTTTTGTTAGAGTTAAGGCAGCATAAAGAACGTGTGGAGAATATACAGCGCCAGATCGTCATGCAGCCTACATACAGCCAGCTCAGCACCTTATGTGGCGGAGCAAGACTGATTCTGCTTGACGCTAATGAGTTTATACCGAATCGTGACTTTAAGAATCTTGATGCGTACAGAGGGTATGGCGACCATGTAAATAGCTATGTCAGGTGGTACTGCAATCGTAATAGAAAAGTAGAGGGTGACGAGTGGGACAAACTGTATTGGCAGACTTATCTGAATGGTGCACGAGCAAGAATATTCAATGACTACTTACTGTTTTTGGAGCACAAGCGCGAACCTCGAAAGATGTTCTACAAGCCCAAAATTAAACAGTTTGAGAAGTTCCAACTTATAGAATCTTATCAAGGTATGCTTGATGATAAGTACGACATTCTGTGTATATCCATGCCGCCCGGAACAGGCAAGACGACCCTACTCAAGTTCTTCCATTCAGCCGTAATTGGTTGGTTTCCAGACGATTACAGTTTGTTTTATTCGCACTCAAGCGATATTACGCGAATGTATTACGATGGTGTCTATCAAATGGTTGATGATTCACTTGAGTACGCTTGGCATGATATCTTCCCAGATCTAAAAATTACATCAACAAATGCATTGATGCAACAGTTCAATGTCGGAAAATATAAGCCATTTCCATCTTTGCAAACAACATCTGTAGGCGCAAAGAGTGCCGGAAAAGTTCGTGCAAGCAAATTTTTACTTACCGATGATATGATAGGTAGCCTAGAAGAAGCCTTGAACAAAAACTACCTCGACAAGATGTGGGGAGCTTATACTGTAGATGCATTGCAGCGAAAAACAGTTGATAGCAATAATAATCCCTGCAAAGAGATCATGCAAGCAACACGTTGGTCAACTCAAGATGTTATTGGAAGGCTGATAGATATATACGATGGAAACAACCGCGTAAGGGTTATTTCTATTCCTGCCACAGACCCGGAGACAGGCGACAGCAACTTTGACTATGCAATAGGTGGCTTTACAAAGGAGTTCTTTGCAAATCAAGCGCTGTTGATGGATGATGTGTCATACAACTGCCTTTACAAGCAACAGCCAGTCGAAAGAGAAGGATTGCTGTTTCCAGAAGAAAAAATCATGCGATACAAGGAACTTCCAACCTCAAAAATTGAACGTATCACTGCTCAAGCCGATACAAAATCAACAGGTACTGATTTCTTCGTTCTTCCAGTACTTATAAAGTACGAAGGAAAAGATTTGTATTACTGCGTAGACTGCGTGTGCAGCAGTTCTCCTGATTATGAAGCCCAGTATGAAAATTCCGCAAATCTCCTTGTTGACAACAAGGTTGAAGATTGCGAGTTTGAAAGCAATAATGGCGGAGACCGTGTTTCTCTGGAAGTCAATAAACGTGTTCTTAAAAAAGGCTGGATTTGCAACATATCCTTTCGAGCGACTGAAACAAACAAGGAAGCAAGAATATATCAGTGCTCAAACTGGATACTGCAGCACGTTGTCTTTAAAGACAAAAAACTTTATACACCAAAAGAACCATATGGTGTAATGATGTCTCTTTTGGCTCAGTATTCCACCAGCGGAAAAAAGCAACTTGATGATGTACCAGATACATTTGCAAACTTTGCATTGCGCATACAACGCAGAGAACCAAAACCAGCAAGAATCATTAACAGCATCTATTAAGATTGGAGACATGTATGGATACAAAACACTATCTTTCGCAAATTAGCGTACTTGATCTTAAAATATCAAACAAGATCTATGAAAAAACACAGTTAAAGAATATGCTTTGTTCAGTTCCGAGTTGTGTAAAAGATGTCAATGTGCAAACTGGACATGCCACAGACAAGACTGCATCTACGATTTGTAAGTTGGTAGATATGGAACGCGAAATTGATTCAATGATTGATTCTTTTGTGGACCTAAAAACTAAAATCATTGCTCAAATGGAGCAGCTTGAGTTCAAGCATTATAATATACTGTTTAAACGTTACGTTGCACAGCAACAATGGTGCGAAATAGTAGATGAGTTACATTTTACACAACGACATGTTTTCAAACTACACAAAGAAGCATTAAACGAATTTGAGAAAAAGTTTGGGAGTGAATATCTGAACCAATAAAAAATAGCAGGGGGAGCAAATTTCCCCCTGCTATTGATGTTTCAGCAACTTTGATTTTCCTGAAATTCCTTTAAATCGCTTTTTAACTTATCCATAATTTTGTCTGTATAGTTGTTATCCTGACGCTCTGTAAAGTTCTGGAATACTTGAGTGCCTCTAGCAACTGCCTGTGATGATTGTTTTGCTTTCGATGATACATCTCCTTGTATAAGCTTTCGCAAATACAAAAATCGGCTACGAATCGGCTTTTGTTCATTCCTGCGCTTAATTTCAGCAGCTTTCTGTGCTATATACTGGTAGTAAGCCTTTTCCAGATCTTCCTTTTGGCAACTTGGCAGCTTATGAACTGGTACTGTTACGAGTAGCGTCTGTATCTCTTCTAGCTGTGCCTGTGATAGTTTCCATTCATCCAATGCACTTTCCCAGAGCGGACGATCTAGTGTATCTTCCTTCGGCACTGGCGCTTCTGGAACTTGCACTTCCAATATAGGTAATGTTTCGACTTCAAATCTTATACCAACTACCGTTCGCCCTTTCTTAATGGGTTCATATGTGTACCGACATTCAGTTTTTTCATCCATTTCTTTCTGAACACGTTTCAATATCTTTTGATTGAAAAACTTGTATTCTTTATACAGTTCCTCTTTATCACAATCAAGTATTTGTTTCAGCTCATCAAGCGACACGTCCCAACGTTTCCGAAAGCGATTTTGTTCAAGGTACGTAAACATGATATACGTGTAACGACTTGTAAGAGACGTTATACAACGCAGCTTATACCGAAGATATCCGAGGTTTTCAATATTAAAAAAATACTTCATTGCTTTTTGAGAACACTCTAGCTTTACTTGCCACAGACCGTAATCATCTTGTTCTGCCGTTGCTTCTTCAAATAACGTCACCAATCTAAAACCTTGTTTTTCACTATCATCTTGCACTTCTATTACATTTCCCATAAGATGCTTTAATCTTGCCTTGAGGTCTTGATTGTTGATTTTTTTTACTCCTAAAATTTTTTCAAGTTCGCCTTTCTCAAAAACAACTGTTCTCCTGTCTGGCTTGTGACTATCTATGCGCGATAGGTATGTATCGAGTATTTTAAATTCTGCAAGCGATAGCTCAGAACGCCACAAGGAAAACAGCGGTAAACTTTTTTGAACAGTAAGTTTGTCTCCATTTCCTAAACTGGTTATTGGCCCAATCTTTTTTCTAGCCATGTGTAAAACCTCTCTTTCTCTACTTTTATGTTTATTATAGCACCATAAGTTACCATTGTAAATATAAAATTGTTACCTTTTTGCATTTTATGGAATTTCTTGGTTACTCATGCGGAATTTCTTGGTTACTCATGCGGAATTTCTTGGTTACTCATGTGGAATTTCTTGGTTACCTATGCATATCAAAAAGCTAGTATTTACGCGGCTTTCAAAGCTCCCGTAATCAAGGGAGTAATCAAGAGCGTAATCAAGAGCGTAATCAAGCTATCAATCAAGGAAAGCATTGGTAGGCAGATAAAAAACAATTCAATATTAACTATGACATTTTAATTGGAATTTCATGGTTACCTATAACACTAAAACCTATCATTTAATATCACTAAATGACACAAGATATCATCTTGAATACATGCTATTACTATGATACTCTCAACAATAGAAAAGTATGAAATAAAGTTAATTGCGCCTTACATATGTATGGCGCTTTTTTATTACCCAAAAAGGAGACAGCCATGTTAACGATTAGAAGCAAGAGTATATCGCTGTCAGGAGACAGCACAGTAAATGATCAAGTGATTTTTGCATTTCAGGCATCAATCAATTCAAACAACCCCAAAGAAGTCCAGTTTAGCAACTGGATAAACGACCATGAGTTATACAAGCAGAACAGGAAGGAGTGCAATTCTGATTACGAGTCTTTCCAGGACGAAGTGTACAAATTGCAAGACTCGATGCTGCTGTCGGCTGAAACACTATGAGCAGTCAGATAATTACATGCCCCAATTGTGGAAGAATTATTTTCCACTATGACAAGAAAGCGACAAACGCTTTTGAAGTGCAATGCAGGAAATGCAAGGAAATGACTTGCATTCTTACAAAAGACGGTATTGTGCAGTCAGTTAAGCCTATAAAAAAGATACAAGCCAAAAGTAGCAGCGGCAAAAGATTCTATTAAGAAAGGAGGGCGAACAGAATGTGGATGCTAAAGGGGCGTCAAAAGATATATACGGACGCAAAAGAAATCACTGCCGACAACATAATCAAAGAATTGTCAAAAGCATATGAGAAGCATAAATTTAATCGGTTAGAGATGCAATATCTTATAGACTTTGAAGCCGGCGATCAACCACTGGACAGACCCAAAATTGTTCGCCCTGAGATCAATATTAAAGTAACTGATAATGCCGCAAACTACATCACTGATTTTAAAATGGCATATTTCTGGGGAACGCCAGCAATGCTAATACAGCGATCTGACAAAGACGCACACAAAACACCAGCAGACTCAGACGACGAAGGAATATCTGCACTTAACGAAATGCTTACAAATGCTTGCGACATTGGTTACAAGAATCAGGAGCTTGGCAATTTTGTTGAAAAAGTAGGTGTAGGATATCGACTTGTTGACATCAAAACTGAATTTGAAGAAGATGACGAAGCCCTTGTGGATATATATACGCTAGACCCAAGATATGCTTTTTGCGTATATAGCAATGATGCCAAACAAAAGAAGCTAATGGGAGTAACATACAGAACGGACAATGGTGAACAATATTTCACGTGTTTTACTCCCAAAATGCGCTTTGAAGTCTCAAAAGGTGAAATTGTTAAAAAATCATTAAATCCGCTCAAAAAAATAGCGATAGTTGAATACGAGAGATCTGTTGACAGAACAGGCTGCTTCGAGAGGCAAATATCAGATTGTATCGAACTTAACACGCTAGTCTCTGATTTTGCAAACCTTACGGCACAACAAACTCAGGAGATATGGTGGGGCAATGATATTGATTTTCCAGTTGACCCCAAAACTAAGAAGCCTATAAAAGTGAAGTCGGGGCAATGGCTGCTTACTAGCACAACACCAGATGGAAAGACACCGCAAATCAAGGCACTATCTAATGCATTTGATACAAACGCAACATTAACAGCGATAGATACACGCTGGCGAAGAATTTTACAAAAATGCAAAGTACCTACACAACAAGATTCAGAAGGCGGTGGTTCCACGGGAACGGCAATGGATATGTCTAGTGGATGGAGTGCAGCTGAGATTGACGCTGTGCGTGAGGAGCAGATTGTGAGTAAGGCACAGAGAGAGGAGCTTAAACTTATCATAAAAGTACTCCAATTAACTCCACCAAATGTACTTAAAGACGATGACCCAATCAAAAGGGTACATGTCGGAGACATCAATTTCCACTTTTCAAGAAGAAAGAACTATGACATGTCCGTTAAAGCAAACGCTTTATCAACCCTTATTAAGACTGGTGTACATGGCAGACATGCACTTAAATTTATTGACGGTTTTGAAGACACCGAGGCTACATGGAACGACAGCAAGGAAATGATAGAAGCAGTACAAAGGGCTGCTGCATCAAGCGGAACCACAGCAACGGAAGACAGTGAACCAACTGATAGACAAATAGATCAGTTGGAAACAAGCCCTATAACTGGGAAAGTATAAGGTGATGATATGGCACAGATATTTGGATTTGACGAAATCGAAAAGATACGGTCCATGCCATACAATAGATTTTTTGGTGAAATGGGAATCACAAAAAAGCAAAAACAAGAACGCATTGAATTTTCAAATAAAATTGAAGACGATATGCGTTTTTTAATTTTACTCATCCTGATTATGAAAGAGACAGGTAGAGTTGATGCTAAGAAAGCGGCAGAACAATTTGAAACAAAATTGCTGAAATGGATTGCACGATATATTGACCTTGACAGCGAGACAAAGGCTTATATATCAGATTTTTGTTTATCCACAGCACAGGTAACGGCGGATCATGTGAACGAAAAATATTATGTCTCAGAAGACCGAATACGTCTGGTAAGCGAAAACACAGCCCTTGATTTTTTAAACCATAAAGACTTCAAAGAGGCGACCAGAAGTAAAACATACAAAACATGGAACACAATTATAGACGGAAAAGAACGCGAAACACACCACAAGGAAGACCAAACGACTATACCGATAAACAACTACTTTTTAGTTGGGAAAGCACTTATGCGGTATCCACATGATATGGCAGTTGCTTTTACTAACCCAGAGGAAGTGATCAATTGTCGCTGCTGGGTGACGTACTCTTAATTTATGCAAAGAATAGGCTCTTTAAACGAAGGCTTGAAGGGCTTTTTGTTTGCACAAAATTAGGGCAAACAAGTCGGAGACGGACTTTAAGGAGCAAAACAGCTCAGAGAAGAGCTTAATAATCGCACAAATCAAAGCGGAGAGAACCGCACAAACGCAGAAAGGAATGAATCTATGAAGACTCAGCCGATTTTTAGAACATTTGAACGCAATGCCGCAAAGAGAAAATTAAACCTGCAGCTTTTTGCAGAGCCGACACCGGAGGTTGAAACTCATGAAGAGCCAAAGGGATCGGGTGATGATCACGAACCGGAAACTGATGCTGATGTATTAAGAGTGCAGCTTGCACAGGCAAACGCACAAATTGCGAAACTCACAAACAAAGCTGATGCACTTGCATCTGAGAACGCAGCCAAAACAAAGCAGCTCAGAGAAAAGATGACAGCTCAAGAGAAGGAAGCGGAAGCAAAGAAAGAAGCGGAAGCCGAGAGAGACAAGCAGTTCAAGGCAATGCAGCGTGAGCTGACAATTATGAAATCTACCAATACGTACATGGACACTTTAGAAATGTCCAAAGAAGTAGCACAGCAGTACGCAGAAGCAAGAGCTGATGGAGACAGCGACAAAGAGAACGAAATCTTGAGACAGCACATGAAAACGCTCAAATCAAAGATGATGCAGGAATTTCTGGCAGAGCGTGGCGAAGTTAACGCAGGGCACGGAGATAGTCACGAGAGTAAGGCTGTTGAACTCATGAAGTCACTACCGACATATTCGACAGAAGTCGACGAGTCTGTGCTGAAACAATACATGTAAAGAAAGGAAGTAAGAAATGGCAAGAGGAGACATGAGATATGCAACAACCGAGATACGTCCATCCGGTGCAGAGATCTTAAACAGAGAGGTGTTCGAAGGAGTGCCAATGACTATTGATTTTACAGATGTCAGCACTACTGATAGTGATACCGGAGAGAAGGTTGTAAAGGCAGGAAGTGTAATTAGTGGAACAGGAACAGTAGTTGCAGCAACACCATGGACAGGCGGAGCTGGAATCTTACTTTTTGATGTGTATGAGCATCGACCACAAGGAACGATCCTTAAAAAGGCATACATTAACAAGTCAAGAGCAGAACAGAATGCAGGAATCACTTATGATGCAGACTTAACTAAGATCCTGCCTATGATCGTGGTTGAGTAAAAAGGAGGAACAATGGCAGTTTTAATTACAGATATTTATGATTCACAGGCAGTTGCCGCAAGACGTACACAAGATCCAAGTAATGCCATGGGCTTTGTCGGAAAGGCCTTTTTCCCAAATAGAAAGAAGCTGGGTTTGTCATTAAAATGGATTAAGACACACAAAGGCTTAAACGCCATCTTAAAGCCAAGTAATTTTGACGCAATTCCGATGATCAGAGTCCGTGAGGGATTTAAGCAGGAGTCTACAGAGATGATCTTTTTCCGTGAGAGCATGACTGTACGAGAGGAAGATTTAATGAGACTCATGGAGATAGAAGACGCTAATAGCCCATTCATTGGAGACATTATATCATCAATTTACAATGATGCTGCAAGGCTTATTGACGGTGCAGAAATCGCTGCCGAAGTAATGCGAATGGCACTACTTGCGCCAAAGGATGGAAAGCCATCTATTGCAATAGGAACCGGGGAATCAGAGAGCGACAATATGGTTCATGGCTACGATTACGATAGCGATGAAACGTACAAGCAAAAGCACTATTTAAAAATTGAAGGCACTGATACTTGGGATCACCCTGACACAGCGAAGCCGTTAAAAGACGTTCAGCAGGGTACTAAATATTTACGGTCAATCGGAGTACTTCCACGCTATGCGATGATGAACAGCACTACCTTTGACTATCTCGTTGAAAACGAGCAGATCAAGAACGCTTTAATCACTTCTTCTGGCAAGACGGTTGATTTTACCGATGAAGCAACCGTTAAGGAGATCTTTACACGAAAGACAGGTCTGACGCCTATCATTTATGACAAGATGTACATTGACTACAAGGGAGAGACTCAAAAGTTCTACCCGGACAACAAAGTAACCATAATCGGCGCAGGAACACTGGGATCAACATATTATGGTGTGACACCAGAAGAGCGTACATTGATGTCAAATAAAAATGTGGATGTTGCCATGCTTGACAACCGCATTGCAATTGCGACCAAAACCGAGCAGGGGCCGCCTATTAAGACAACAACCAGCGTATCACAGATTGTGCTTCCGTCATATGAGGGCATCGATAGCACATTTGTACTTGACGTCAAGTAATGGTATTTGATCACATGATCAAGTTTGGGGGAATCTATTATGCAGCTGGTGAAGACGTCCCGATGGAAGAGAAAAACGATGCCCCAGAGATTGACGTCCCAATGGAAGAGAAAATTGAAATTCCAGAGTTGCAAGTTGATGATGAACCAAAGCGAAGAGGTAAGAAACCAAAAGCTGTTTGATGGAGGTGAGAAAGTATGAGTTATACAGACAACCTTGCAGACGAGCTTTTTTTTGATTTGCAAGTTGAGCTTTCAAATGACGAAGAAGGCGGCAGCTTTTCGGAATCACTACTCAAGCAAAAAATCAAAAGTGCAATTAGAGAGGTTCAAAACAAAAGAAGATATCCATTTGGATACACTGACGGAATGATTGCACAAGATTTAGATAGATACTATAGCCAGATTCGCAATTTGGCTTTGTACGATTATAACTCGATTGGCTTTGAGGGTGAGAGTCAGCACAGTGAGGATTCCATTCAGCGAACAATGGTAGACAGAAATACACTGTTCGCCGGAATAATACCGTTAGCAACAGTCTAAGAAGGATGTTCGCCAATGTGTTTGCAATGCTTGTGAATACATTGGCAGGGTGCATATTAAAGCGGCGGTGGGCAATATGCAAAATATAAGCAGGAGATATAAAGATGCAAGAATTTTTATTACAAACATACACAATCATCCTTCCGATTGCTTTAGGATACATTGTTTGGCTTCTGCAACAACAGAAGAAAAGCAGGAACGCGAACGAGAGAGGAACCATGCTGTTATTGCGTGTGCAGCTGATCAAGTATTACACAGAATACACACAGCTGGGGGAGATACCGTCAGATGCTTATCAGAACTTTGAAGAAATGTATGAAGCCTATCATGATTTGAATGGAAACGGTATGGTTAAAAAGATGTATGAAGAGATCAAAGAGTTACACATCAAGAGTGGAGGAGGTAAATAAAATGGATATATCAAGCATGACTACCGTAGTTGCAATTGTGGTTATTTGCTATTTAATTGGGCTTGCAGCAAAGACGATTCCAGTAATCAAGGATAATTACATTCCGGTCATTGTGGGTGCTTTTGGTGGTATTCTGGGAGTTTTAGGAATGTATGTCATACCAGACTTCCCAGCGCAGGATATCCTGAATGCAATTGCTGTCGGCATTGTATCAGGTCTGTCCAGCACTGGTGTCAATCAGGTATACAAACAGCTAAAAGATGGCACGGACAAGTAGAAGAAATCGGCAGCAGATGTGGTATTCGTACCAAGTCGGGAAAGCACCTGGATATCTGAGAGATGAAAACGGTGACATTCAGTATGAGAGTTATGTTGGAGCTGATGGGGAAGTATATTTTTATACCGATGACGAAGGCAAAAAGATCCCGAAAGAAAGCGGCGAAATGGAAGTGCTTTATAGCAATCCTGTGAAGTTTTGGGGAACAATCACATCACAGTTAAAAAACGCTATCATGCGAGCATGGGGCAGTGATAGTACAAACAATTATGCTACACTCATCTTAGCCAAACATGCAAAAGACTCTGACGGAAACGAACTTAACTTACCATTTGGAGCAAGAATTTGGCTACACTCAGAAATCAAAACCAAGCCAAACGGATCACCAGATGAAAATTCCGCTGACTATCAAGTGAGCGGAATCATGAATGAAGCACTGAATGAAACGTCTTACTATCTGCAGGTATTGCAGCAAAGCGAGGAAAAAACCTAATGGCAAAGGCTTTGGAAATAAAGGTGAGCGGAGTAGATGAAGCCATAAGGATGTTGGAACGTTACCAGAAAACGTTCCAAACGCGAGTAGAGCTTTTTATGAAGAAGCTTACTGATTACGGAGTTGAAAAAGCAACAGAAGAAGTCTTGACGATGGATGCAGTATTTACTGGTGAACTTGTAAATAGCATTCACTCAACCGAGATAGAGAGCAACGCAGAGCGAGTCATCTTTGCAGTAGAAGCTGATTCGGAACATGCTATCTATGTAGAGATGGGAACAGGAATTATAGGTGCTACTACTCCGTATCCAGGCAAGCTCCCGGCTATTTATGCGCAAGGGAAAACAATCAGAAAAACGGCAGATGGCAGATACGGTTGGTATTATCTGGGCGGAGATGGCAAGTGGTACTTTACAGAAGGTATGCCGTCAAGACCATTTATGTATCATGCCTCAACACAAATGAGACATGATATTGAAAGAATTGCAAGGGAGGTGTTTGGATAGTGGCTCAGAATCAATGGGTTATCGACCTTGAGAGCAAGGTATTATCCCTTGTGAAAGGCAAGACATACAACAAGTTAAAGAAAAGATATCCACAAATAATGTACACCACCTCAAATATAAGCAATGATTCACAGCGTAATTTTCCCTGCGTGTACGTCCATCAGTTGGGTGGAAGCGAAGCAAACTCCGACCTGGAACGCACAAGAATCAACACTATAGTGGCAGGATTCCAAACTGAAGTGTATAGCAACACATCACAGCTAGACTGCAGAACTATAATGGCAGAAATTATGGACTGTCTAAAAAAGCTTATGTTCGATGTAAAGATGTCACCATACGCAGACAATCAATCACCAATATATCGTTATGTAGCACGTTTTGAAAGAACATTTGATTGGAATGATATTTTTTAAGCTCCATCGGCAAGATGGGGCTTTTTTAGTAGGAGGAATACAAAATGGCAGTAGGTTTAAAAAGTAGAATCATCTACAGAGAGAAGACAAAGGAAGATGGCACAGCCGATTACTGGGCAGGTGAATACAAGCTCTTGATCAGAGCAAAATCAATTCCATCACCTTTCGGCACTGTCAACATGGTTGATACATCAACCTTGGAAGACTTGATAGAGACTCAGGAGCAGGGAAGAAGAGCAGCTGCATCAATGGAAGTACCAGGCGCGTTTGAAAAAACATATAAGGACGAACTCGTTAAAAACGAGGGAAAGAAAATAGACATTTGCATCCTTTATGGCACAGATGGAAAAGGTTCAGAAGGAATCGTGGCGTTCGTAGGAACAGAGTCTTTTGCGCCGGATGAAGCAACGGAAGATCACCTTACAGGAACCGCAACGATTGCCACAACAACCGTTCCAAGATGGATTGAGGATAATTATACCGTATCTGTAACAGAGGATGAGAATGGTTATCCAACATCAATTACACTGGCAAAGAAAGAAATGTAACAGTTATATTCGGGAAGCTTATGCTTCCCGCTTTTTGTTTAAAGGAGAATGAATCATGAAATTTATGAATTACGAAATCAAGTTTGGAATTGAAGCAACTACAAAAAGCGGAATTTTAAAGAAAATCAAAGAAGTTCAACAGTCCAGTGATGATTTTGTTGATGAGATTGAAATGATGCTTAATATGCTTCCGGAGTTTTTGCTGGTAGGGCTGCAAAAAAGACATAAGGACGAGTTTGGATACGATTATAACACAAATAAAGGCAAGGAAGAGGCAATAGCAAAGGTATGTGAATTGATTGATGAGTATACCGATCAGGAAGATTCAAGTATTAGGGAGCTTTTTGAAGAACTGATAAAAGAGGTGATGCAGAATGGTTTTTTCAAGAAGGAAGTTCTGCAGATGAAAGCGGAGAAAGAAGCGAAAGAGCAAAAAACAGAGTAATAGATCCAATTGATTATTACGACGAAAAGTTGCTTCCGTATTTTTTGTGCATTACGCAACAATATGGCTTTACCACTGAAAAAATAGGCAATATGTGCCCGTGTGAGTTAAAACCATATGAGCTTGCTTACAAGTTGAATCAGCAACAAGTCGACATACAAAACCACATGCTAGGAAAGTACGTGAGAATGTCTATTTTGTCAACGCTGGGCAATAGTCAGTGGTTTAAAGGGAAGCATACGCCACCGTTTGAATATCCAGATATGCCTTTCTTACAACAGGAAGAAAAGAAAAACGAAAACGGTAATGTGGAATCCAACGAAGAAATCGCAGTGTACGAAATGAAACAAAGAATCAGGCAACTTGAAAAGCAAGGATTGCCAGAGAGTCCAATCTAGGGAGGAGGGATAAAATGAGCGAGGTAAATATTGATTCGATACGGATTGAGGCTAAAACAAATATCAAAGAGGCCATAACCGATATTGAAGCATTGAAACAATCCCTAACTGGATTGGGCGACAACAAAAGCGGAATTGATCATTATTCAACGTCTGTAAACGGGTTGACGCAAAGACTAACGAAGCTGACAGGAATAACCAATAAGGCAGGAATTGCAGCGGTTGAGAAATCTGTAAGAGAACTAGCGGAAGCATCTATTAAGCTTAACAACTTGCAACTTAACGAAAAGAAGGGTTCAATCTTTTCCGAGGACACATGGAAAAGAGCCATGGAAAATGTAGAAAGTGCGATGGAAAATGTAAAAAATACCATCGCACAGAACGTTAAGGAGATCAGACAGCTAGATGGTGTTGAAAAGGCTTTTGACAGCTACATCAAAAAAGCTCGAAATATAAAGATCCCGATTGGTGTAAAAAATGACCTAAAGACAGATAGAGAATTTGCAAATCTGCGAAGTGTACTTGGAAAGAATTTCTCCACAACAAATAGTGGCACAGATTTTGTAACGTTCATAGATGATATGAACAAGTCAATAAATACCACTTTTGATACCACAAAAAATGCAACAGATCTGTTCAGAGATGTAGTAGAGCGTTTAAGGGATATACGCAAAGAAGCTGTGCTAACATCACGCGATGTCATCAAAAACGGTCTAATTCCGGTACAAGAGATCGAATCTGAATTGTCAAAGTTTGCTGCAAAAGACATACCTAACCTCAGTGAGAAGTATGGAATCACAGAAAACGATGTTTATGGCGGCAAAAAGCTATCAGAAAATAGCGAAACAGAAAGCGTAAAAGAAGTTACAAGTGCCATAGGACAAAAGACAAGGGCATTTGAAAAAGAGCAACAGACTGTAACCGATGTTGTAAACGGTGAAATGAAAGACCTTATCAATTTAAGGTCAACCATCGAATCTGTTACGAATGCTGTAGGAGATGGAAAAGGTCTAGCAGGAGCATTCAAAGGGCTTAAAGAGCTTGGCTTGGGTGAACTGGCATCTTTGAAAAACATTGACTTTTCCGGAATTGCAAAGCTGAATAGAGAAAATTTAAAATCAATAATTGGAAAAAAGTATACTGGATTATCAGATGCGGAAAAGGCTATCATTCAAGCTGCAGCAGATAAAGCTGTTACACCAGAGAGCGTGCCGTGGTTAGAAGATTATGAAAAACTGATACAGCAAGCAAGAGAAGAAAGTCAAAAATTTTTAGGTGAATTTTACGTTCCTGAGAGTGTTGAAGAACTTCAAACTGAATTTGTAGGAATCTCGAAAGAGATAGTACGTTTGAAAGAAAACATACAAGAAGCATTAAGAACTCTTGATACTGATGGTGTATCGCAGATGGTTGATGACTTGTCACAGGCGATAGCTTATGCGAATGATTTATCAACTATTGCAACTCAAAAAGGCATAACGCTTAGACAGCCAAAAAGTGAATGGCAAGAATATCCACTGAGCAGCTTCCCAGAAGAACTTCGTGGCAACGATCTATTCAATGTGATGAATCAAACCGCGAGGGAAACAAGCAATGCATCTAATCAGCTAAGACAATATAACGAAGATGTCTCAAAAGTAATCAGAACAGAAGAGACATTTAAAGATGCCTTGGCTGCTGCTGCGCAAGAACCACCAATATTTAGAGACATGCCAGATGATATCAACAGATTGAACCGAAACATGCAAAAATTGCCACTTAGCCTATCCCGGTTAAAATCAGATATAAGTGATTTGGCAGGCATCATGGGCGGATTTGTAGGAAAGGCGATATCTGTTGCAGGTGCAATTGGCAAAATAGGATCTTTTGCAGTGAAAGTAAACAAGCAGATATTGTCATTTACAAAAAACTTTGCGAAGTTGTCATGGGAGTTTTTAAATTTTGGTTCAAGCAAAAACGCATTATCTGGATTGAAGAGTCCGTTCAGCCAGTCCTCAGCTAGTCTTGGGGACTTCAACAAAAAATTAAAGCACGGAATTACAACTGTGTTGCGCTACGGTTTTGGAATCAGATCTTTGTATGTGCTGTTTAATAAGCTGCGTTCAGGAATCAAGGATGGAATCAACAATCTTGTTATGTTTAGCGACAGGGCGAATAAGAGCTTGTCATTGCTGACATCTGACATGTCATATGTTGGAAATAGCGTAGCTGCAGCATTTGAGCCAATACTGAATATTGTTGCACCAGTTATCGACCAAATTGTTGATTATGCAGTTGCAGGAATCAATGCTGTAGGTGCTTTTATAGCATCAATAACAGGGCAAACATCGTATACGGTAGCTGTAAAAAACATCAAAGACTATCGCGACAGTTTAAACGGCACAGCATCTGCAGGCGATGCAGCAAGTGACGCAACTGATAAGTTAAAAGACAAGACCGATGAGTTAAAGCGTGAGTTAATGGGATTTGATGAGATCGAAAAATTTTCGGAAGATCTCAATGACGCAGCCAACAGCGGTTCAGGAAGTGGAAGCGGAAGTGGTTCTGGAAACGGATCAGGAACGGAAGATCCTATCCTTTTTACAAAAAAGGATATACCAGGAGCAGTATCCAACTTTGCAGATCTCGTAAAGGATGCTTGGGCGAAAGCCGATTTTACCGATGTCGGTAAAATGGTTGGAACGAAACTCCGTGATGCACTTGATTCCATTGATTGGGAGCCAATCAAGGAGCAGGCAAACAAAATTGCCAAAGTCACAGGAACATTCATAAATGGCTTCTTTGAGACGGAAGGCCTTGATGAGAGCATTGGAAGAACACTTGGAGAAGCAGTCAACACAGCTGTAGGTGCAATCAATACCTTTATTGACACAACTCACTGGGCATCACTTGGCGAATTTATGTCAGGCGGACTTAGAAGTGCAATAGCTACTATTGATTGGAATGGTCTTGGAAAGACCATAAATGCCAAATATAAGGCTTTGTGGGGTTTTCTTGATGGATTTGTAGTAGATATGTCTAAGATCAATTTTAACGGCACTACGGGGTGGCAGGAAGCAGGTAATGCACTTGCAAGTACAATCAATAGCATTTTTGCAGATAGAGACTATACAAAAACTGGACAAACTATTGCGGCTGGAATCAATGGAATCACATCTGCGCTAACAACAGGAATAGAAGGAATTGACTTTAATTCGATATCCAGAAATTTTTCAAACGGAATCAACAGCGTATTTTACAAGGTAGATTGGCAAGCAATCGGCACAATGCTATCCGATGGGATGAATACAGCAACTTCATCATTGCTGACTTTCTCGGTAACGGTTGATTGGAAAAGAATAGGCTCAGAACTTGCAAGTTCTGCAAATACTTTTTTGGCTAAGACTGATTTTAGCCAAGCAGGAAAAGCACTAGGCCAGGCATTTAAAGGTGCACTATCCGCAATTAACGAGTTTGCGGCAACATTTAATTGGCGATCTCTTGGAGTTGATATAAACAACTTCATTAAGGGCATCAACTGGGGCGAAATCTTAAAAACAAGTGCAAATATAGTTGTCAACACGTTTTTTGGATTATTTGAGGCAGCATGGGGGCTTATATTTGGGGGAAATGACACAAAGTATACCGCTATAGCTGATAACCTTAACAAAGCCATTTCGAAGCTGAATGTTGAGTGGCCAAAGTTTAAACAAGATGAGCTTAGTAAATTTGATTCGGCGATGGATTCGTTGGACAAATTTTGGGAAATAAATGAGAAATTTAAAAAGAATGGAAGTTTATCAGCACAAGATGAGTCCTTGTTCAAATTCTACTATGAACAAATTTCAAAGTACGCACCAGATATTGCTAAGGAAATTGGAGGCATACAGACGGCTTATCAAGGAACAAAAGATACACTTGAAAAACTTATTGAAACGCAGAAAAACGCAGCTATTCAAAAGGGATTTTCAAGCGCGTTAGAGGATGCTTCTAAGATTTACGGCGATGCCGTAGTCGCTCTCGAGCAATTAAAAACCAAATTTATAGATGATTCCGTCTCATGGAAAGCTGATATATTAAATGGACTCTTATCAAGAGTGGATGTATACGGTGGAACAATCGAGACTTGGGAAAAAACTTTTGATAAGTTTTTACAAAAAGTGAGAGATGGTTCTATTGACTTTCAGAATCTTACAGAAGACGAGGAAGCACTCTGGCAAGTCATGCGAGAAATGAATCCTCAATTTGGAACGATGGAAGAAAGCATGGAATCACTAAATGGAACTGTCAAGACATCTGGAGAGACTGTAGACAAATTGCAAGTGGCTATGGGACGCTATAGAGACAATACTTCATCTGCAACAACCAATACAGAAAGCTTAATTCAAAAGCTTAAAGGGATTAAGTTGACCGGAGTTTGGAAGTCACTTGCAGATGAGCTGAGAGATACACTGGATAGCGTAACTGAATCTTTAAAATCTGATAAATTCACACTGGGAATCAGCAATACTTTAACTGACATGTTCGATAAGGAATTTAAAGTCAAGCTCAAAGTAGGTGGCCTTGATACAAGCAAACTTACAGAGCAGGATAAGACTATACAAGGAGCATCCGCAAGTATTGTAAACGCAAAGAATGCACTACCTGACTACATGAAATCTCTCGATTTTACAGCAGCACTGACACAGAAGAAAGACTCTATCTCAGACCGAACAATTAGTGATTTAAAAGGTAGCATATCCCAAGTGTCACAAACAGGTGGGTTGACGCTTGATAACATTGGCGCTTGGATAGGTTATATAGGCTCAAAAGTTCAAAATCTAACACTTAATAATATCGGTGCATGGATTTCCAACATTGGATCTCAAAAGCCAGACTTAACATTAAAAGATATCGGTGCGTGGGTATCGTATATTGGTTCTCAAACCCCAAACATGACGTTGAATAACATAGGCGCTTGGATATCAAATATAGGATCACAAATTAGTGGAATGACATTGAAAGATATAGGTGCATGGGTATCATATATCGGGTCGCAAAACAATGGATTGACATTGAACGGCATTGGAGCGTGGATTTCTTACATCGCACAAACTGGCGGTCTAACATTAAGCAATATCGGTGCATGGATTTCCAACATTGCTACACAAGTCGGAGGATTGGCATTGAACGGCATTGGAGCGTGGATTTCTTACATCGCACAAACTGGCGGTCTGTCCTTATCGGGAATCTTAGGATATGTGAACCAAGTCACAAAGCAACCAGGAATCTCATTGATACTATCGGGAATAACAGCATTTATAAGTAGTGTTATAAGTGGTGGAAAAAAAGCAGAAGGTGGAGCTTTTTATGGTGGAAGATGGCATAGCATACCACAATTTAGCAGTGGAGGAGTCATCACAAAAGACTTCATGTCAAGCTTTAGCGCCATCCCACGATATGCAGGTGGTACTGTAAATGCAGGATCAATGTTTATTGCAGGAGAGGCTGGACCAGAGCTTGTGGGACATGTAGGCGGACGCACAGAAGTACTCAACGAATCACAACTTGCAAGCGTGATGCAAAGTGCAGTGGCAGAAGGAATGCAAACTGCAATGTCACAAATGGGTGGCGGCGGAAATGTAACCGTCAATGTCACACTTCAAGGCGATGCAAGGCGCATTTTTGAAGTAGTGAAGAACGAGAATAATTCACGTGTTATGCAGACTGGCAAGGCGCAACTTTTAACGTAAAGGAGGGAAACAATGCAATGGATGGTCCAGTAAAAACTGTAATCATAAGTGGATTGGAGTTGAAAGCTAAAGATCTGGTGGTAACAGATAACAGAATCTGGAGCCGCAATACGGGGCGAGTTGCGTCTGGCGATATGGAAGGTGACATCAAAGCAAAGAAAATTAAGTTAAATCTTACGCTGGCGCCTTTGGATGATGAAGAAGCAGCAGCTTTTGCTACTGCAATAGAACCACCATTTTTTCCGATCACTTTCCGAAATCCGAAGTCTGGGAAAACAGAAACGCGCAAATTTTATGTTGGAACGCCAACATATCCGGTGTATTCATACGCCGATATACTGCCCAGATATGTTGGCGTTGCCGCAAATTTTATTGAAAAATGAGGTGTCAAAATGAAGATGTCAAATAGAACACTGGTAAAAACAATCAATGGACTTTTATCGTTTAAAAACAATGGCGTAAGAAAGCCGATTAAGGCAATTTACGCAATTAACCGTAATATTGAAATGCTGGATAAGGCTGCAATTCCTTTCCAAGAATCAAGAAATGAATTGATTGAAAAGTACTGTGACAAAAAAGAGAATGGTGACATTGTACCTAAAAAGGGAATGGAACAAGGCCTAGAATCGGAGCTGGGTGAATTACTGGATGGAATCGAAGTTGATGTAGATGTTTACAAGATTCCAATTAGCTTGATCGAGAATATAGAAGCATCAGAGCTTGAATTTGAAGCGATTAGCATGATGCTAGAGGAAAGTGAGGCGGAAAAAGCATGACATATGATTACACAGTAAAACAAGATGGACAATTTTATAAACCTGGTCAAGAAGTGCCAGATATGGGTACATTGGTATGTACGTCTGCGCAAGGCAGTATACGTAGTTATGAGGGGCTTGCAAAAGACGTAGGCAAGCTTCCTACGTATGTTGCGACAGGCAGCTCTTTTCTGGCAAGTGATACTGGCGATTACTATAAATTCGAAGAGTCAACGGCAACTTGGAACAAGATTTAAGGAGTAAATATGAAACCAGAAGATGTCATTGGTATTTTAAATCGTAAGGTTCAGAATGCAACCGTAACAGAAGATCAAATTGACGCGGCTGTTGAGAAGTATCATAAAACTCACCCATTGGAAACTGATAAATCACTCACTGTTCCTGATGCTTTTGCAGATGCAAAGGCAGTCGGGGATGGATTGGGTAAAAAGGTAACAGGAAAAGGAATGACTTTGTACTATGATACAGAAAAACAGTGCGCAGCCATTAAATTTGATGAGTAAGGCTAGGTGATCATTATGGGATTATGGACGGAATATAAGAAAAAAACGGCTGTAAAATCCACAGATACCTTCCTTGTGTATGACAGCGTAGAAGGTGTAATGCAGGTTGATGGATCAAATGTAAAAGAATCCTTTAGAAATGCTACGGATACCACATTGTCACAAGCAGACGCACCAGCCGATGCAAAAGCAGTTGGAGATAGATTCGCAAAGGTTGAAAAGAAGAATACAGAGCAGGACACAGCGCTAAAAACAAAGGCTGGTGGTACCGGCATAGAATTTTTCTTTGACTCAGCCAAAGGGTGCTTGGCTGCAAGGATAACAAAGTAGAGGAGGAAGGTGTATGGCTGACAAAATAATATATCTTGCAAAATGGGAAGATGTGGAAAATTTAAAGGAAGCATCAAAAACTCAAGAAACTAATATAGCGGATTTAACAAAGGAACTTGCAAAGAAAGCAAATGGCCAAGGAATCACTCTGAGCATAAACGAAAGTGGCGGACTAAGAGTGACGTATGATGACGGAAAGTGAGGATAAAAAATGGCGGAAGTGGCAGTAGATGTGGCAATGGAGTCAACATCACAAGAGATTTTGAATCTTTTAAAAACGGTAAAAACACTAGTAACAGATGTTTCAAAGTTTGACTGGAAGAATTTCTGGGAACAAACAGCAACAGACGAGGTTTTCTCGACAAAGTTTTATTACTATGAGACGAGTACCAGTCCAAACGGTGAAAAGATGAATGCATCAGTTGGATTAACAGCCGTACCTTCAACAGAAACTGTAAAGGGGCAGGATGATTTTGCGAATCATAGTGCTTTTCAGACAATTGATTGTAATTTTGTGATTGATGAGCAAGAGAATAAGACTCCAGTAGCAATCAAAGGCGGTAATGGATATTCCGATATTGGAAAAGTAGATGTTGGAGTTATGGTTCCATTAACTTATTGGGGCATTCAAAAATTTGATACATATTACATTGTACATTTTGCAACGAAGCCGCATCCTGAATTGGAGTGCACAACAGTTACACCATGGTGCAATAAAGAACTCGGTTATGGTATTTTGACAAAATACTATGCAGGACAAATTGATGGAATTTTATATTCATCATCTGGAAATGCAATTTATAACTTTGTTTCAGCCCAGTCTGGGAATACTGAGCTGCAGAAGAAAGGAACAGGATATCATGGCTCTGGATCAGAGCGAACGGCATATCTGCTGTGTATGCTATGGATGAAGTATGCAACAAAAAATAGTCAGAAAGTCTTTCAAGGATGTGTTTCATATAGTACGCAAACTAAAGTTGCACAGACTGGAGAAAAAGTTAATTATGTTGTAATTCCAACAGCGCAGGCAAATAGCTTTTATGTTGGTGCGACAGTATCCATCGGAGATGCAACTGGTCACACAGACAATCTGGATCGTGGACAGGCATACATGCGAAATATCGCAGACAAAGTCAAAATAACAGCTATCGAAGCAATATCTGGAACAGATAACAGTAGAGTATATGTTGGCAAGCAAAACATGACAATTACAGAAGATACATATATATCATCAATGCCATTACATGCAGGGCAAACCGACAAGGTGCTTGGAGTGGATGGATATGTCAAGAATGATGGCAAACATGCATTCAAACTTGGCGGTATTGAAGATATGGTTGGTGCATATTATATCTCAATGAACGAGTTGTGGAACAAGACCACAGCAACAACAGTTGACTACTACGTTAGAGGCACTGCTGCATGGTCAAGCACTGCCGCGAACTGGACAAAAATCGCAACTGTAGATCTTGAAACAACTGATGATTTTTGGATTGGCGACATTGATATAGACTTGTCTACAGGCGTTATATGGTTCAAGAGCAAGGGTTCAGGAGATTCAGTCGGTGTTGGCGACAGACAATATAATGGTGGTGATGGAACAGGTTGGCGCGAAGCGCTAAGGCGCGGCTCTCTCTGGGACTGGTCGTCTGCCGGCTTCTCCTGCGCGGCTCTCTGGGGCGTCGTGGCTTTCGCGAGCTGGCGCTGCGCTCTCTGCGTTTAATTCCGAACCTTTTAGGGGTGAATTTTGCGCAAGCAAAAGAGGGGGCTGCCCCTCTAAATAGCACACAGAAATAATTTTAAAATAGGACTTGTCACACACGGGCGCGGCAATCTCAGGAACAGGTCGAATGCCGGATTCTCCTACGCGAATCTCAGGAACGACGTGACTAACGCGAACTGGAACTACGCTCTCTGCTTTTATATGTCTGACGGGACAAAATAGTACGTTGGTACTTAGTGTGGCATTTCGCGGATGTAATTCCGTTGTTGTATAAGCAACACTTAAATAGGCAACAAAAAGGGAATCGGAATGCCGACGGACATTCCGATAACTTATGTGAAAGACATAGGTTGGGGCTAGTAGACATCCGAACGTCCCTCGGAATTTAAACGATATTTGCAAAAGGACAAAAAATACTTGAAACGTTGTTGCAAAAGAATAGACATAGCTAACAGAATATTGATTGAACGAGCAGTAAGAGATTGCATAAGTGGAAAGATGAACCGAGGGGACACTATAAGAATGTTCTCAGAGTACTCAAAGCTACCATGTGAAATCATAAAAAAGATCTGCAAAGAGCACTTCATGATGGAAGGATTGATCAATACTGTTATAGACGGTATACAACAAGAGATTATCGAAAAGAAATATATTGTAAAGCCAATTCGTTACAGATACCAAGTTGATAAATGTAACGGAAAAGTTAGAAAGATAGGAATACAAGATGTAAAGCAACAGATATACGACTATATAGCTGTATATGCAATGGAAGAATTATTCCAAAAGAAAATAGGCTTTTACCAATGTGGAGCATTAAAGAACAAGGGATGCGAATTTGGCGCAAAAGCAATTAAGAAATGGGTAGACAACCATGATATAAGATGGGGATGGCAAGCAGATATCAGGCATTATTATGAAACCATACCTAAAGGTAAATTAAAAGAATTGTTAATGCGAGATGTAGATAACGACGATATTATACATCTCGTTTTCTTCTTAATTGATTCGTTTGAGGGTGGATTATCAATTGGTTCATACCTTAGCCAATATCTTGCGAATTACTACATGCCATATGCGTGTCATTATGTTAATGAGCAGGTATGCAAATTAAGAAAACATAGGAATGGAGCTGCTAATCGTGTCAATCTTGTATCTCATGCTTTGTTTCAAATGGACGATATACTAATCGTTTCGAAAAGCTTGAAGGATTTAAAAATGGCGGTAAAAAGATTTTCGAGTTATGTTTCGGATTTTTTAGGGCTAGAAATTAAGGAAACATCAAAATTCATTGATTTGAGTGTTACATACATTGATATTTTAGGAAGAAAAATATCAAGAAGAAGCCTTACTGTGCGCTCATCAAATTTTTTGAGATTTAGAAGGACTGCAAAGAAGGTAAGAAAAAGAGTCCACCAAAAGAAAGAAGTGCCGCTGTCATTGGCTAAAAGCTATATCGGGCGTTATGGAGCTATTAAACATTCAAACACACAACGTTTTCAACAAAAGTATCATGTCTCGGAAGATATAAAGAGATGCAAAGAAATTGTATCCACTCATGAGAGGAGATTAAACAATTATGGAAAAGATGAGATTTACGCTGCCACAGTTAAGTGCAGCATTCTATCCGCTTGAAAAAGGAATGGATGTAGTCATTTGTACAAATGAGCAGAAGATTACGATTGATGGTCCAGAAAACGGCAGTGAGACGATGTATGAGTATGATGGCAATATATTCAGGACATTTAAGTTGACGCAAGAGGAGATTATTCAAGCCCCAGAGCAATATCTTGATTATGAAGGCGATACAGAGCCAAGCGAAGAAATGACAAGATATGCAACAGAAATGATAGATGCATATACCTTGCAGCTGATTGAGGAAGGAGTACTGGCATGAGAAGTTTGGTAGAAAGCTTAAAAAGACTTTACAACAACGGAAGAAAAGTTACAGCAGAAAAGATTAAAGGGATGAAGATTCTCACAGAAGAAGAAAAAAGATATATCCTCGGAGATTAAAAATAAAGTAAATATCTAGCACGGTACACTCTGTGCTAGAGAAAGGAAACCGTCATGTATCAAGTATCAGAAGAATTAGATAAAGTTATATCAGGCAGTGGAAGAACATTTTACGCAAAGTTGAATGGAATATCAGATGGAATCCAAGAGATAGTGCAAACAAACTTCTCAACCCCCGATAGCTATTTTTATGTGGGTGGAGCTATAGCTTCCAAAATAGAAGTATCTATGTTTACAAAATCGCAAGAATTTGTAAAAGGTACGGAAGTAAAATTGGAAATTGGAGCAATAGCTGATGGCACTATAGAGTGGATACCGATGGGATATTTTACAATAAAAGAGCAAAAAAAAGACCGAAATCTGCTTACTTTTACAGCATATGACAGGCTAGAGTCAAAGTTAGCTAAAGCATATAAAAGTAAGATCACGAAGTATCCAGTAGAAAGCAAAGAATTTTTGGCTGATATAAGCGAACAGACAGGTGTTGAGTTTGACACAAGCAAATTATCTGATAGCCTGATGATAGATAAAATATTGACGGTTAACGACCAGTCGGGAGAAAAATCATACAAAGAGCCATTTGACGGTTTCACAATGCAGCAAGTGGTTGGATACATCGCACAACTCCATGGTACATTTGCTATATGCGATAGAAACGGAAAAGTAACGTTTAGATGGTACGAAGCGTTAACAACTGACCATCCAGGGAAAATAGGTGATACAGCAGGCAGCTATTTAAAAGACCAGAACCTATCGTTCATTTATAATACAATTGAATTTTTAAAAGAATCACACACGTATCTGATTAAGACCAATAGATATTTTGATGATCTGCTACAATCGGAAACGATGTGCCAAATCTCAGGCATCAGCTGTGACACAGAGAACAATCATTATGAATCAGGAACAAATATAAATACAAATTTAAGCAATCCAGTAATGACACAGGAATGGCTCAATAAAATCCTTAAAAAAATAAAGGATATGAGCTATTATCCAGTGTCATTTTCGTTTATGGGAGATCCGAGGCTTGACGTAGGTGATGTTGTTACAATAGTTGATGCCAAAAATAATCTTATAGATGTTCCAGTGATGCAGCACACCATTACATTTGATGGTGGCTTGCTGTCGGAAGTGGCATCTTATGGCTTTGAAGAAAAAGAGGTGAAAAGTCCATCTGAAATAGCGTTGCAACGAGTTAAAGATGACATTCTTAGCCTTCAAGAAATTACGGCAAAAAAAGCCACATTCAATCAGTTAAACGCTGTGGATGCAAAGATCACCAACTTGCAGGCAAGCTCAATCACGGTAAATGATGCAAATATATTATTTGCCAGACTTGATAAAGCGAATATTCAACAGGGCTGGATAACAAGTGTAATGATTGGTGATGCGCAAATTACCAATGCAAAAATTCAGGATATGTCTGCTGATAAACTAACAGCAGGCATTCTCGATGCAGAAAAGGTAACTTTGATAAATCTTGATGCTGGCAGCATAACAACCGGAACCATAACCGGACTTGATGCGATCTTTAACCGGTCTTTTACTGTTAATAGCCCATATTCTGACACTCAAAGCTTTATAATTGAAGCAAATCAAAACAACATCATCATTGGAACAAGAATCAAAGATGTATTATACAGCACGAACGATAACAGCATCATTTTTTCACCTACGGGAGTAACACTACAAGGCGGAAATGGTGCGGTAGTAATAACTGCGAAGCATGATGTAACAATAGGATCAGATGGTGGATCAATTTACTTGAATGCTAACGGAACCACGTATAACGATATTCCAATATACGCTAGAAATGACTTATATACTTTTAAAATCCTTCATGAAGGAAACGCAACTTTGAAATCAGAATTTAGCAACGGCGTTGAAATCGGAAGTATCAGTTTGGGAACGCTATCAATGACTTTAAAGGTCCCATTAGCATCAACAACACAATCCGGTCTGATTACAGCATCAGAAAAATCTAAGCTAAACACCGACTACTTGCCATTAACAGGAGGTACACTCGGAAGCAGCAACGTAAACGTACTGGGTCTGAATTGCACGTCGGGTATGATGAGTACGTTAAGATTCTATGGTAGCGGAAAGCGACTCGGAAGCGTAGGTTTTAATGCTCAAAATTCGAGCTTGTATCGTTGGAATACATCAGGCACTGCGTACAGAATACTTGATGAGAATGATCTACCTTTAATGGCAGATAGCGGATGGGTAAACATAACATTAAGTAGTGAAATCACTGCTGTAAGTTATATTGGAGCGCGCGTCAGAAAGATAGGAAACATAGTCAATGTCGTTATGGGAGTTACAGGAGCTACAGCAGCGTTCCAAACGCTCGGAACCCTGGCGCAAGGCTATAGACCAACAAAAGAAATTAACTTAGCAGCTAGATATTATAATTCTCCAACTGCCGCAATTGCAATTGGAACAGACGGAGCAATTAAGCTTCTTCAGACTGCATCTGGTGGAAGTTCATATAATGCAAGCGGAGCAATTTCATTTTCAATCACATATTTTGTTTAAGTTTAAAGGGTGTATCAGTGATGATGCACCCTATTTTTATTGCTTAAAATTTAAGTAGGAATCCTTTCTCTCGCAAACAGATTGCTTTGCTTGCTGTATTGACTCCTTCAAATGTTTTAAATCAGGTTCTATAAAAGAATCTTTCACCTCACCACGTGCCTGCCGAATCAAAAAATTGTCAAGATATGCTTGAGCTGACGTTATACGGTCAGCAAGTGGCAGTTTGTTTAATGCCGTAAGCATATCAAGTTGTGCGTGCCAATCAGACCCAGTATCACAAAAGACATTGTAATACAGACGTTTCAGATACGCAGCATCTTCGTGCTTTAAGTATTCCTGCAGAGCAGACAGTGTCTCGTTGTCTTTTTTAGGATGATAAATGCGTTCGTATTTATCTGGATCATAGATAGCCATAAGACATTTTTCCACATCGACACCACATCTGTCAAACCACTCTAGCAACGCTGGGAAGTCTGGCGCACCAAGACCATTCTCCCAGTTTTTTATTGTTCCTACGCTCTTTCCAAGTGCTTTTGCCAAATCCATTTGTGACAATCCTGCATTTTTGCGCACATAAATTATAACTTTTATAAGCCGTTCAGTATCAGCTACTCGATTTCTCATGTCAAAAACCACCCTTCATATTCGTCCAAAATGTCATTTTTACAATAAATTGTACTTTAGCAAAAACAAAAAGTATAATTTATTGGCTACACCAAGCAAAAGGTAAAGCCAAAGTTTTCTAGCACTTGAAAATTTGGAAAATAGCCAAAAAACTTTGACTGAAAAAAATGTGAACAAAGTCAATACAATTGTAGTCACCAGTGCTATTATCTATACCATAGCAGAAAAGAGAAAGGAGGCTACTAATGATGACAGTTTACAACTGCAAAGTAACAGAGTCAATGGTTAATTTTGCCATTATTCACGGTAAATTACTAGACAATTTTACAACATTAGACTGCTTGGAGAGTGATTTTTGTTCAAACACCATCGAGACAAGCCGCCTAAGTGGAGTAAATGATGAAATACCAATCGCTGTTGCAAAAGATAGAATCGGGGCTTTGAAGCGTCAGGATGAAGTGACAGTGATCGGAGAATGGCGAAGCAAGAATTATTACACTAGTGACGGCAAAAGACATGTACAGCAGTACTTTTTAGTTCGTGAAATCGAAATAGAAAGTGGGGAACATAGAAATCAAATTGCATTGACTGGGTATTTATGCAGCAAACCGATATATCGCACAACGCCATTAAAAAAGGAGTTATGTGAGCTTATAGTTGCTGTAAATCGTCCATATGGCAAGAGCGATTATTTGCATTGTATTGCTTGGAATCAGCTTGCCCGAAAGGCATCAAATTTAAAGGTCGGAGACAAGATCAGGCTGTCTGGAAGAATCCAGAGCAGAACTTACATCAAAAGAGAGCATGAAACAGAAACAGTTAAAGTTGCATATGAAATTTCTGCAAATGCAATTGCAAAGGAGAGGTGATTATATGTGTGATGTGGTTAGACGTTTTTTAGACAGTATCGTGGAATTAAAAGGCAACGAATATGTAAAAAGAGCGATTACATATATATCCACGTTCATTCCAGAAGGAAAACGTAACGAAATGGAATTGCTTGATTTTTTGTATCAGTTAACAGATAGGGATGACGTAAAGGAATATCGCTGTGAGCTGATCGCACAGGCAATGACAAGAGAATAGAGGAAAGAGAGGGCAATGAATGGCAGAAAGCAGAACTGAAAAGGAGATTGAAAAAGATGCTGAAGAAGCAACGATGCGGTGTTATAAGAAAAAGATCAGAGAGCTCTTGAGGAATGAGGAAAGACTAAGCACACTCAGAGTTGTCTATTATATCTTGACAAAATAAAAAAGAGGACACCCAGTAATGGGTGTCCTCTTAATGTTTTATTGGGCTGAAACAATTTTATCATTCTGCTCTAAGATATCAGATGCATCTTTCCATGCATAGTTAATCTGGATTGTGCTTGGAGCGGCAGCATCCTTACCATAATCGCAAGAGTGGATTGATAAGATGCAGGTCTTTGTTTCCCAAATAGTAAAATGACCATCATAGAGATTAAATATAAATGAGCCGCCCTTAGTTGAGAAAGAATCTTCGTCATAATCCTGTGAAGGTTCGCCATAAGTAGCTGTTAATTGCTCTTTTAAATCATTTGCCATTGGGCTAACATCATTTGTATTAAATTCGTATGTAACACCGTACAGCATAGCATTTGCCACATTATAGTCAATTGCACCGTCTGCTGAAGGGCAAACAAAATACGCATATACAGAAGATGTTGTATATCCAAAGGCTGGCTGCTGATAGTTTGAAGCAAAAGCACTTGCCATAAAACCAGTCGAATCATAGTCAACACCAGTAATTCCACCATAGATAATATCATCAACTGAATAGACAGGAAGCGCCTGATCTATAGATGCTTGGAGGTTAAGCTCTGGTGTTAAGCTCTGCACACTCGCAAAATTTGTCCCCCACGGAATATCCTTGAACAGGATATCACCGTCTGGGAGTTCTGCCTCGGTTTCTGCCTCAGAACTCTCTTCCTCATCACCCTCAAGCAATTCATTATATAGTTTAAGAAGATCGTTGTAGTCTTTGAGCAATTCATTATACTTTGCTTCATAATCAACAGAAGTTTCTGCTTCTGTCTCTACTTCACTTTCTGCAAATACTGGCACTGCTTGCAATGCCATACAACTACACAGTACAGCTACAAATTTCTTTTTCATGTCCTTTTCTTCCTTTCCTTTTGTGCTTGTGTTGCACTATGTAAATAGTATAAACAGGTTTTCACAAAATAGCAACCAGAAATTCGCCTTGTATACAAAACAAATGGGTATCCGCATTACGGATACCCACTGTCTGGTTAATTAGTTTTGTTTGTCATTGGTGCCTGGTGGAAAGATGATATCTTTTCCTGCAAGAAGAGTATCAAGCACTTGTTCCAATTTCTCCCAGTCTGAATCCTTCATTTGCGCAAGATAAAGGATTAAACGCTTTTTGAAATTTTCATCGCCTGCTATTGCAAGCGTGCCAAGAAATGATGCAATCTCTTCTGATGGTGTAACGTTCTTAAGCATATCGCCTTCTCCGGTACGGAGCCATTGTTCATTTACGCTAAATCTGTTGCAAATCATGAAAATCGTTCTGTCAGCTGGAGTATTGATACCACGCTCTAGTAGACTAACTGAACCTTTCTTTATTCCAATGGCTTCTCCAAATTTTTCTAAGGTGTAGTCTCGACTTTTTCGCACCATTGCTATTCTCTCACCTATTGTAGTTTCCATCTTATCACCTCCTTCCATTATTATTATAGCAAGTTTTGTTTGTTAAGTCAACAAAAAAGTTTGTCAAACAATCAAAAAACTATTGACAAAGTATTCCTAATAAACTATACTGTAAGTGTAACAAACAAACGGACATTGAAAATTTAGCAGAAAGGAGCCGGAACATGGAACTCTTGAGAATTAACTACGAGTCAGAGCGGCCTACTGTATCGGCAAGACAACTGCATGAGGGACTTGAGATCAAGACAGCTTTTAAAGACTGGTTTCCACGGATGGCAGCATATGGATTTGAGGAAAATCAAGACTTTATATTGGTAGCTCAAAAAAGAGCAACCAATAATCCAAAGAATCCAACAACAACTTGCAACGATTATCAAATCTCCATCGACATGGCAAAGCAAATTTGTATGATTCAGCGTACTGACAAGGGCAAGCAGTACCGCCAGTATTTCCTTGATCTGGAAAAGGCATGGAATACACCAGAACAGGTGATGGCACGAGCCTTAAAGATTGCCAATAACGAGATTGATAAGCTCAAGGCAGATAATAAGGTACTGATTGCAGACACAGAGCGCATGAAGCCAAAGGAAATCTTTGCAGATGCAGTGGAGTCTAGCAGGACCTCAATCCTGATCGGGGACATGGCAAAACCGATTTGCCAGAATGGTCATGAGATCGGGCAAAACAGACTCTTTGAGTGGATGCGTCAAAATGACTACCTGATTAAATGTGGTGGTAGTAAAAACATGCCGACGCAGAAGGCGATGGAACAGAAACTCTTTGAAGTTAAGGAACGTACTGTTGTAAATCCGGATGGAAGCGTCAGAATCACAAGAACAACGCTTGTAACTGGCAAAGGACAAATCTATTTTATCAACAAGTTCGCCAAGATGAAGGCAGAAATGATAGCAGAAGTTACATAAAAAGAAAGGAACAAACGATGCTTGATATCAACAAGTTTGTAGTACTTAGATTGCATGTACTACGAGGGAATGCATAAGTATTACATATTCCAGTTTGATAGTGCATACACACTACTTGCTGACACAAATAGAGCAATCTTGTACAGAGCAAAAAGCTTTGCTGACATGATTAGCTACATCGAAAGAATGGAAACATGCAGAAAGGAGGTGCAGGCGTGATGACAGATAAAAAGGCAAAAGAAAAGTCTAAGACAACAACATACCGTTTTTTGACTGAGCAGAAAAAGCGCACTCTGCAGAAGTTGAGTGAAGTGACCAATAGCTGCTCTAATATCCAGAATAACTATTTGCTTGGCTGGATCGAAAACACGGTCACAACATCGTAAACAAAAGGTTGCAAATATAAATTAAGAGAGGTGATAAAAGATGTTCTGGATGACTAAAAAGATGCCAGATAAGACCGCAGGCTATCTGCTGTGCACAATCAGATGGGGTGAGACTAGACTTGCCCATGAGTATTATTGGGGACCAGACCCAAAGGGCAGATTTAGATGGTGGGTTTCAAAAGAAGCTTGCCAGGCGAATTTGCCAGACGGTGGATTTGAAGATTCTGGCTATGAAATCGTAGCTTGGGCTAGAATGCCTGAGCCATATAGAAAGGAAATGTATGAATCTAAGAGAAATATTGCCGCATTTGAGCGGAGAAATGAGCAGAGACACGGAGCTGCTGAAAGAAACAGCAAAGCAGGGCGACACTGCTGTGCTGAATGTAAAAACGCCAGATGGAACACCGGTAACGGTCAACGCGGTAATTAAAGCGAAGTACCCACATGTGGTACATATGCAGTATCAAACCGCAAAGGGATATACCGTAAACACATCATTTGCTTGGAAGAAGCTGTTAATGATAATGCTCAATCCAAACAACATTGAAGGCAACGAAGAAGGAGAGTGATCAACAATTTTTATTTACCATGGGGAAAGCAAAAAACAATTGCTTGAAACAGCAACACGGCTGCTTCCATGTTTAACAGAAGAACAGCTTGCCTACATCATCGGAATGGAGCAGGCAGAGGAATATAAAGAAAAGGAAGGAGCGAAAGAAAATGATAAATCTGTACTTTGATGCAGAATTTACGGGGTTGCATAAAGACACAACCCTAATAAGTATCGGGATTGTATCTGCAAGCGGTGAATCCTTTTACGCAGAACTTAATGATTTTGCAGATTATCAGATCTCGCCTTGGATCGAGGAGAATGTACTAGCAAATACAGTGGTAAAGGGCGAGAACAAAGAGCTTGCAGAGTTGCTAGACAAGGAAAACACCGTATTTGTGGTTGGCAGTAAATACGAGGTACGAGAATCACTTCTTGGATGGCTTGAGCATTTTGAGAGTGATATTCAGTTTGTGTCAGATGTATCTCATTACGATTTTGTTTTACTGGTTGATCTTTTGGCAAGTTCCGCATTGGAGCTTCCTAATTGCATATCGGCAAGTTGCCACGACATCAATCAGGATATTGCAAGAGTGCTAAGAATTTCTGAAAAGGAAGCGTTTGATTTATCACGCGAACAACTCTTAACAAAGCTGGGAAAGTCGCTTCCTAAAGGGGTAAAACACAATGCGTTGTATGATGCCAAGATCATTCAGGCGATTTATCGCCAGTTACAATAAGCCTATGAAGCTAACAGAGGAGCAGCGGTTAGAGCTGATTGGACATATCTGTAGAAGAGTGGATGCAATAACACCAAGGACTGGAAGGACGGCAACAGAAATTAAAAGAGCTAGGCAGAAAGCCATGAAAGGGTTGATACAGAGCTTTTCAGATGAATTTGGTGTGAGAGTAGAACACTTATGGAAACAAAATGAAACATTGAAATTTAGAGGATGCAGCTTATATGACTTACACGAGTTCATAGATTGCTACAATCCACCAGAGAAGAAAAGAAAGGAGAGAGTAAATGGTTGTAGTGAACAGCGGAGAAAGTTACCTCGGCGCAGAAATCCGCGAATGGTGCAGCCACTGCAAGGAGCAGGATGCGGTAATGGTAAATACAAAGTATTACAGCGGTTTCAGAGAGCCGAATGATGGAGCGTTCTACTTTGTTGAGAAAGATGGAGAAAACATCTCAAAATATAGAGTTGTGCGTGATTTGGTCAAGTCACCGCGGCTGTAGAAAGGAGACAGATGAGTAAAGAACTTGAAGCTGCAAGAGCATTGGTAAAAATGCTTGAAGAAAGAAAGCAGAGTAACAAGGTTAAACTGGAAAGCTTAAAAGCCGGAGAAACATTTTGCATTGGAGAGAATGATTATATTATTCTCAAACAGCACGAAGGAAAAACCAAGGTTATCTCGAAGGATTTTATAGCAGAAGATAGAGAATTTGCAGATGATACAGCGGATTACAAAACATCTGGACTTAGAAAATACATCGAAGCTAAAATCCAGCCAACTATTGAAAATGAAGTAGGAGCCGAGAACCTAGTAGAACACACCGTAAGTTTAACAACGGTAGACGGTCAGAACGACTACGGAGAACTGACTTGCAAGGTTCGCCTGCTCACTTTTGACGAGGCTCGACAGTATAACAACTTGATTGTTAATAAGGATTTGGATGATTGGTGGTGGACTTGTACAGCATGGACTAGTCCAAACCGCGAATACAATCGTTTAATGGCCGTTGTTCGTCCGTCTGGCTTTGTCTTCGGCTATTGCAACCTCGGCCACGGTGTTCGCCCAGTTTTTATCCTAAAGTCCAACATTTTTGCATCGAAAGGGGAGTAAATGGCTGAATTAACATTAGAAGGACTGCAAAAGCAGTTCAATGAGTTAAAAAGAAGAGTAAATATCTTAGAAGGTAATTCAAAAAGAAAAATTGATGTTGAGCCTAAAGCAGGTAATCAGTTCGAACTTGCAGGGCTAAAATGGAAAATCCTTGATGTTCTCGATTCGGGTTGCATGTGCCTTGTAGAAAGATTAGAGTCAACGAGATTTGATCCAGACATAAATGACTGGAGAATCAGTGAACTGCGTCGGCATCTGAATAGCGATCTCCTTGAAAAAATAGAAGATGAAATTGGAGAGGAGAATGTTATTAGGTTTGAGAGGGATTTACTGTCTGTTGATGGACAGAATCAATACAGAGCATGTAAAGACAAGGTTTCGCTGCTTACTCTTGACGAGTACAGAAAATACAGAAGCCTGATCCCAAACGAAGAGTATTACTGGTGGTTACTTACTCCATGGAGTACGCCGCGCAACGGATATTATAAATGGATGGCCGTTGTTGTTCCATCCGGCAACGTCGTCTACGGCGTTTGCCGCAACAGCTTCGGCGTTCGTCCAGTTTGTATCTTTTCTCCATCAATCTTTGCAAAAGAAATTAAACAGTAAAAATTATTAAAAGGAGAAAGCTAATGAGTAATTATGTAAAAGCCCGATACGAGGGCAATAAAAGAAGCTATTGCTTTGCAGCAGAGGAAGATTTAAAGCCTGGAGACGAAGCGGTAACTCCAAACGGCACAAAAGTCACAGTGGTAGATGAGCCGGTAGACCTTTCATGGATAGAAGCCTATGGAAGAAACAATATCAAGACACTTAAAAAAGTGCCAGAAAACAATAAAATTGAACAAGGAGAATAATTATGAGTGAGAGATTTGAGATGTGTGCTGGAGAACGTATAGGAATGATTGTTATTAAAGACAATCAAACCAAAGAAGCAGGATTGGGATTTTTCAAAAGTAGAGATGATCTTAGTTTTTTGGAAGCGCTCAGAGACGCTGCGCAGGAATTACTAGATGTATTAAAGGCCGACAAGAATAATGACGCAGGCAGTGCAGAGGATGCAGAGCCGGAGCAGGAAGAGAAAAAGCAGCCGGTTCCTTACAATGGCACAGTAGAAGTTGTAAAAGGTGATGACAAGCTTTTCCCGACAGGGTTGAAGTTTAAAGTGGTACAAGGCAAAATATCATATTTTTCAGGTGATTTAGCAAAAGACACTATCGCACTCGTGATGTTTAGCAGTTTTACACTTAAATCATTTAAGGAATTGAGTGAGTTATTAAACAAGATAGATATCAAGGTCAAGGAAGTCAAGGAGGGCGAGGAATAATGGCAGATACAGCAATTGTAGAGAGTGGAAAGCAGGCTGTGCAGCAGTCAACAAAGAGAGTAACCGACTATAGTCTTGGGATTTTCGGAACAAGCGATAATTTCATTATGGCCATGCAGATGGCAAAGGCACTGGCAAGCTCAACGATTGTTCCACAGACATTTCAAAAGAATGAAGCAAATTGCTTGATCGCCATTGAACAGGCTCAGCGATTACGAGTAAGTCCAATGATGGTTATGCAGAATCTACACGTAATTCAGGGTAGACCGTCTTGGAGTTCAAAGTTCTTGATCGCTGCGATTAACAATTCTGGAAAATTCGATATGGAATTGCAATTTGAAGAGACACAGGATAAGGATGGAAAACCGTTTTCTTGTACGGCATGGACAACAAAAAACGGAAGAAAAGTCAATGGAATGACCGTTGACATGGATATAGCAAAAGAAGAAGGCTGGTTGAGCAAAAACGGCAGCAAGTGGAAAACAATGCCACAGCTAATGCTGAGATACAGAGCAGCTTCGTTCTTCTCTAGCCTTAACTGTCCAGAATTGACCATGGGTCTGTACACAAGAGAAGAAATGCAGGACGACGATTTTAAGGAATATCCAATAGAGAATATGCAGGAGCAGGTACAGCAGGAAATTGCAGAAAATGCAAATTCGCAGGTATTTGAAGAACCAAATGAGCAGAATAAGGAAGCAAACAAAGATGCTTTGCCGCCTTTTATGTCTGCCTGATCGGGAGATAGCCTATGGATGAAATTAAATGGAGAATAGAAGGGATTTTCAAAGCCAACGCTGCAAAGTGCCTGGATGAAATCGGAAGAGATACAGAGATAACACCAGAACAAGTACTTGAGAAAGCGAGAGACGAACAGTCAGAGCTTCATAAGTGCTTTGAATGGAACGATAGCATAGCGGCAGAGAAATATCGCTTGCAGCAGGCAAGACAGCTTATTCAGTTCTTTGTAGTTGTACCAAAGCAGGACAACAAACCACCTATTAGGCACTTCCAGATCACAAGCCAGAGAAATGTGTATATGCCAACAACGCATTTTGCAACGCAACCTGACGAGTATCAGAAGTTGCTGCAGAGGGCTTACGCAGAGCTGAGAAGTTTTCAAAATCGGTATAAGTCGCTTTCTGAGTTAGAGAGCGTATTTGAAGAAATCGACAAGATAGCCGTCTAAACAGTTTCAATGCTTAATTCGAGTGTTCTATGGATGGTGTAACGGTATGCACCATCTGAGAAAAGAATGGCTCATATGCCAAAGACTTAACAAAAAGAACACCGAACGATAAAACAAAACAGCACAAAACATGACAAAACATTACATTATAGCACATAACATTGCATCATTCATAGAGCATTCGAGTTAAGCAAATTTTATGGGCTAGCATGAGGTGGTAAGTAAACCTCAATAAGATAAAAGCATTATATCAAACAAAACAGCACAATACATCGTAGAACAAAACACTACAGAACAAAAACAGATTACTTGCTACTTCATGCTAGCTCATAAATTAGAACATTAAACGTCAGAATAATATAGAAAAAAGCAGAACATAACACGAAAACAAAAGGTATCCATTCTGTATGTGGCATAAGCCACAAAGCATAGGGTAGCACATAATAGCAGAGTACAGCACCTAACATAACAGTACAGCATATAACACAACACAACAAAGCACCGTAAATTTTTTATGTCACGTACCGAGTGGATACCAACAAAACAAACTGGTAGCATTTGCAGGCAGCATGAGTTGCCTAATACAACAGAACAGAACAAGACACAGCACGACACAATAGCACATAACAAGAGAAAACATTGCATTTCATGTTGTCTGCAAGTGTTACCAGAACACTTAAAACTTTCACTCGAGATGCGGCATGAGCCGCAGAAAATAGCACATGACAGTACAGCATACCACACAGCAGCACAAAATAGCACATAACATTGCATCACAACGTTCATGACGTGCCTCGAGCGAAAGCTTAGACCAAAACAAAAAGGAGAAAACAAATTATGGCAAAGAAGGAAGAGACACAGGTTATCGAATTAAAGCCGTTAAGCATCAAACAGGCAAGAATTACTATTGCAGGCGATGGAGATCTGGTGCTCAACAAAATGAATGATTGTAGTGCCAGAAAGCTGACCGATGAGAGAAAGAATAAGGCTAAGGACACAGCGGCTACAAATGTATGGGAAGAAGTGATCACATCTATGCACTGGTATGGTGGAAAGCCTACAGACTTCACAGAGGAAGGTTTGAGAGAAGCACTGACCAACAATGCACCATGTATTACAGCATTTGGCTTGAAAAAATCATTTGGACAGGCCGTTGTGCAGAACAAGATTGACACTTACGCAACTAAATTCAACGCTGCTGTAAATGTAATTGCAAAGGGCAATCTGGTTCCGATCAAGTTTGCAGAGCATTTTATTGATGAAAAGCTTATGTCGCCAAAGAAGGGCGCTCCAGTGCTTGTACGACTGAATAGATTTAGCGGATGGAGCGCAACTTTTACAATTCAATATACGGAGAATGCATATTCTCTGGAACAGATCTTAAACATTATTCGTCTTGCAGGTTTTGGAAACGGAATTGGAAGTGGAAGAACAAGTGGATATGGTCGTTACCACATTGAAAGCGTGGAAGGATGAATGACATAGAACTTGAGAGAGGAGTTTTTTAGATGATTCTAACGTGCTTAGCCAGCGGTAGTTCTGGCAATTGCTATGTTTTAAAGGATAACAAAGGCAAGATGCTTCTTCTTGACGCAGGAATCCCGATCATGAAGATCAAAAAGGGATGCGATTGGAAGGTATCTGATATTGTTGGATGCGTTATTACACATAAACACAGAGATCACTCGGAAGCAGTAAGTGATCTGGAAGAAATGGGAATCCCAGTCTACAAACCCTACGAAGACAACTCCTATATCGGCGGCTATGGTGAATTTAGAATTGTATCAGTTCCGATGAATGATGTGCATGGACACTTCAAACATACCGATGCAGACGGCACAGAGTGTCCGTGCTATGGGTTCATCATCGAGCATGAAGAGATGGAGCGAATGCTCTATATTACCGATACAGAGTTCGTAAGGTGGCGATTTAAGGATATTAACCATATCCTGGTGTCTTGCAATTACCAGAAGAAGTACATTTCAGAGGATGTCACTGGTAAACGATTGCATGTCATTAAGGGGCATATGGAGTTAGAAACGTGTGCAGGCTTTATAGAAGCTAACACAACAGGCGCACTCCAGAACGTCATTATTTGCCATTTAAGCGCAAATAACGCAGTGCCGGAAGAAATGGTTAAAAGAATAAAAGAAGTCGCAGGAATGGCAAATGTGGACGTTGCAGAAGCAGGTAAGACCTGGCAATTGTTTAATTGCGAAACATGTCCGTTCCTGTAAGAAAGGAAAAGCGAATGAGCAATAAAGAAGTCTTGAAGATATTAAAGAAGAAACTTGATACTTGCACCAGAGCAACTGAGCAAGCCTTGAAGAAAAAGGACTACAAGGCAGTTGAAAAATCAATGAGAACCGCGTTTGTATTCATGAAGGCACATAGCGCTCTTAAAAAGCAGATTCCACAAAAACTGGTTATTCTAGCAGACAAGAACGCATGTAGCTGCTCTGTATGTGGAAACATCATAAATGATTGCCTTGCTTCCTATTGTTCAAAATGTGGACAGAAGATTGATTGGGAGGATTGTTAAATGTCTATTGCAAAAAGTGATGAAATCAAAAACCTTTTGGTTAGTAATAGCGAATTGATGGTTACAGCAGCATATCCACATACCTATTGTCGTGTAGTACTCCTACAAACGGCATGTGAAATAGTCAACAACATTCTTGAAAACAGAGACATGCATAAAACAATTGCAGAAGAGCCAGTCATCTGTGCATCAAGCGAAAATGTATACGAATGGTATTGCCCGACATGTGGCACACGGTATGAATCAGAAGCAGGAGTTTGTGTACACTGTCCGTACTGCGGACAGAAGATAGATTGGAGCAATTATGATTCTGAATGAAATTTTAAAGCTTATGAAATGCTTTCCTGGTAGCAGTATCAACAGCGATGGATACTTGCTCTTAAACAAGCAGCGTTCTGGTTTTTCCATAGCTGACATTGAGAGTGAAGAAGATCTTAAATGTAAGTTGCTTGAATATGTGTCAAGGGACGCTTGCAAAACGATGTTTTATCAGCAACACATAAGGAACGTAAGATTCTGGAATAGAACTCGAAAGGGTATAAACCAGTATCTGCAGACAAATTTTTCTGATGATGACATGCTTGATATATACCAGTACTTAGGCAACGGTATCAGGCACAAGCTCACCAAAGAATTTGTGCAGGGTGGATATGATCTAAAACTGATAAAGGAGGATTTGAATGGATGAGATTAAGATCGGAACTCCTGTCTATCACGTAGAGGAATACCGATTAACCAACTATGAGTTAAAACAAAAGGGATTTGAAGGGTTCGACAATTACGGACTTGAAGTTGTTGAATCAATCGTTATAGCCGTGACAGACACACATTTTGATACAATAACCGAAAAACGTGACATCGGAAGCGATACGAATAATATACATCATTGGGAGAGATTAGCACTTGGAAGGGCAGTATTTCTGAGTAAAGAAGAAGCTGCAGAAGAAGCCGATAACCGTGCGCACAATATCCAGTTAGGATATCACTGTTCAAAGTTTAACCAGCGTCCAATGTATAAGAATTGGCTACACTGGCAAGATACAGCTAAAGCAAAGCCGTTTAAAAAGCAAACAGGGCACAGAACAAACTTTGTCCCGAAAAAAGCTACACTTCCAGAAGAAATTTACATCGCATGGAGAGACGGAAAGATAACCGGACCAGAAGGAGCAAAGAAGATAGGTGTTTGTATCACAACTTTTGAAAAGTATGCAAGAGAAGAACTTGCAAAGAGAGGTGATAGGCACACTGTCAAGACTGGTAATAAAGTACCGCCAAAGCCTTTGCCACCAATGTTTGATGAATGTTTTGAACAATGGAAACTTGGCTTACTCTCAGATGAAAAGGCAGCTAGACAATGCGGAATGTCACACACAACTTTCCGCAAGTATGCAAATATCCGATTGAAAGAGATTGGAGAGCAGAGGAAGAGGATCCAGAGAGGAGTGATTCTTCCGCCAAACTTCACAGACGTATATCTGGAATGGGAACAAGGAGACATTGGATGCAGTGAAGCTGCAAAGAAATGTGGTCTTGAATACTACACATTCAGATACTATGCAGAGAAAAGATACAATGAAAGGATGGACGCAGGAGTATTCCAATATTAAAAGAAGGGCTTCAAAGTGAAGAAAAATCGGCAAGTTTTACTGAATGAAAAGTTAATTGTACCTACGCTTGCTTTTGAACTTGGCATGGCAGAAAAAGAGCGAAAAGATTTTCGCAAAGCTATGCGAGCAATGTTTAAATTGAAGATTAAGCAGGAAATAAGACCAGAGGAAGAGCTTATGTATATTCTTACAAGGCAGAGGGAACTAGGCAGAAGAAAGAAAAGGATTAAACTTTAAAGAAAGAGGTGTTCCAGTTCTGATCAATATGCTTTTAGGCATAAAAAATCAAAGAGATATAGTGAAGAAAGGAAGATATGAAAATGACACAGAAGGAGCTGAGAAAAAAGTACATGCAGATCATCAAGACCGAGGTATATCCGTGTAGCAGAGAAATGCAGGAGTTTTCAAAAAGAAGATGTGGCTACATTGTAGAGCTTACAGACGGTAAGATCATCAGATTATACAAGCCAAGAAAGCATGTTCCGTATGATTTCACTGAGATTATGGACAAAATTACCAGATTAACGTTGTGCCTTGAAGGTTTCTGCAGGTGTAAGACATTTGTGCAGTATTTCGCATCATCAAACGATTGTGATCTGGTGCAAGAAGTTACATATTCTGGTGTAGAGCCAGAGTGGATGAAAGAAAAGGCAGCCAGAGGACAAGAAAGAAATAGCGAAGATATCCAGAGAATCATTGATGGCTATAAGTATCTGCTGATGAAATACAAGGTTGGAGGTAAAAAGAAACGAAAGTAACCACCATTTTACACAAAATTGCAGAAGCAGTGCTGCTTAAAAATAAAAAAGATAAGTTTCCACCAGCCACCTTAAAAAGATAAAGCCAGATTATGCCGAAAAGCATATCAAATAAATTTAGGAGGTTCAGCATGAACAAAGTAATTCTAATCGGAAGATTAACCAAAGACCCAGAAGTGCGTTATACACAGGGTCAAGAGACAATGGCGGTAGCCAGATATACACTGGCTGTAGACAGAAACCGTAAGCAGGATAACGGTCAGAATGCAGACTTCATCAACTGTATTAGCTTTAAAAAAAATGCAGAGTTTGCTGAGAAATTTCTGCACAAAGGAACAAAGATTGCTGTTACTGGACGCATCCAGACAGGCAGCTACACAAATAAGGATGGACAGAAGGTGTACACAACGGATGTAGTTGTGGATGAGCAGGAGTTCGCGGAAAGCAAAAAGAATACACAGCCAGCTCCGGAACCAGCACCTGCAGGCGGATATGAAGGATTTATGAACATTCCTGATAATGTGGAAGATGAAGGACTTCCATTTAATTAAAAAGGAAGGAGAGGTTTGAGATGATTATTGTAAGGCAGGATAGAAATGCTTTTTACAACTGGGACAATATAGTTGGCATTTACATCAGCGGGCGCTCAAGAACGGAAATATTATTAAAACATGTTAAAGATTCAAAAGAGCCGATTGATTATCTGATTGGCAGTTATAAGAACGCAGAAAATGCCAAGGCTGCATTCAAGAAACTTCTAGAGAATATTTTAGAAGAGATTCCACTTGTTGTTGTGCGAACCGATGAAGAAATTGAGAGCAGCCAGAATGTAGCACAGGAGGATATGGATAGTGAAAAAGAAACATGAAATGTGGGAATTAAATCAATTGCAATCCCTTCCCCTAAATGCAAAAATTCAGAAAACAAAAGACAACATCCAAAACTGGGTAAACGCCTTTGGAAAGGAAGCGGTGTATGTATCTTTTAGTGGTGGAAAAGATAGCACAGTATTGCTTGACATTGCAAGAGAGATTTATCCGCAAATCCCTGCAATTTTCATTGATACAGGCTTGGAATTTCCACAGATCAGAGATTTTGTAAAGATGTTTGATAATGTGGAGATTTTAAAGCCTCAAATGAATTTTGAACAAGTTATCAAAGAATACGGATATCCATTTATTAGCAAAGAGGTTTCTGAGTGTGTATATGGTGCAAAGAAGTACTTGACAAGCATAATTGAGTCAGGAATCCTTGGACAGACAGACAGACAGACAGCTTATCGAACGATTTCATCTTGAAGCAGTCTACACAAAGCAACATCATTTGTATCAATACGAAGTTTCCCACCTATTTGGAACAATGCAACAGTGCAGCACTTTCAAAAATGAGTCCAGGAGGATACGACAACAAATGGCGGAAGATAAACGGATTGGGAGAATACTTAAACAAGAAAATGGTGAACAGAGAGGGAGGTGCAAACCAAAGACTTGCAATTCTGATGGGCATGTTAACAAAAGACAAGAACCACCCGATATCGGAGAATGTCCCTAAAAAAGATAGAAGCATGTTTTCCATGGAGCATTACCAATTCTTACTAGACGCACCATTTTGTATATCTAACAAGTGCTGCGATGTAATGAAAAAATATCCTGCGCATATGTATAACAGAACAAAAAAGCGAGTACCAATCACTGGGCAAATGGCATGTGAAAGCAGGTTAAGAACGCAAAAGTGGTTGCAAAATGGATGTAATGCTTTTGACGCGAAGAATCCAATCAGCAATCCGATGGCTTTTTGGACAGAGCAGGACGTTCTATTATACATTTATTTGTATGGAAAAGACATGGTTAACAGAAGAATATCACACATAGAAATCGAGAACGGGTGCGATGTTGAAGAAGTTATTAACCCCATTACAAATACAAATTATAAAAGAGAAGACTTTACGCCAATTTGCAGTGTATACGGAAATGTTGTAAAAGACTTTCAAAAAGAAGGACAAGTCGAACAGCAAATAAATCTTTCTGATTATGGAATTTTTGATGATGAGCGTCCTCTTTTGAAAACAACTGGCTGTTCAAGAACTGGCTGCACATTTTGCGGATTTGGTTGTCATATAAAAAACGATGACCGCTTTATGCTTCTGAGAAATACAAACCCCAAAGTATATGACTATGTAATGAGAGGAGGAACATTCAATAAAGCTGGTTGTTGGGAGCCAAAACAAGGCTTAGGGTATTGGTTTGTTATAGAGTGGTTGAAGGTACACGGAAACCTTAATATTATTGCTCCTGAAATAGAAAACTACGTGGAAAGATACTCTACGAAAGATACAAAAAAATATTTGAGAGGAGAAAATATTTGAAGAAATATTTAAAGGAAATAGAAGAAGAAGCCGCACTTTGCCAGAAGTACATAGATGAGTGCGATATATTCGCACCCAAAAGTGAACATGAAAAGCTTGCCTTGAAGATTGCTTGTGACTGTGAGCAGACTTTATCGGCACTTGCGGATGAAATCAAGAAAGGAAGATGGTTTTCCGTTGAAAAAGCAATGCCAGAAGAACACGACAGTATATTTGCAAAGTTCAAAGGGACTGACAAGTGGTGCAATTCGTTTTGGGAAAAAAATTCAAATACCGTTTTAGTAGTATTAGCCAATAATCACGATGAAGATAATTTTGTAGTTGAAACAGGTAAAACCATTAACGGTGAGTGGGCGACAGTACCAATGCTGCTTAAAGACAGAATGCATGTTGCTTACTGGATGCCGTTTCCAAAATTTGAGCCGAAGGAGGTTAAGGATGAATAAGAATGATTTATTAAAAAATTTTGGTGGATTAACGGAGGTATAAAAATGTCAATGGTATCAAGTTTTAGTTCAAAAGATGATAAAGCAGTTATAGCACGCATCCATAGTGCCCTTGCAGCTACAATTCTTCACGATTTTCTTGTTAGAACAGCTAGTAAAAAAATGGAAGAAGAGAAGTTTGGCGAAGCAGAAGTAGCACTTCACGACGCGAACGAGCTTGCGGCAGCCATGGAAGAAGCCTTCGAGGAAGAATCAAATGGATAAAGAAGGATGGTGCAGACCTAAAGTATGGCGCCAGTATGTATTTGGCGGCGATCAATGTTGGATAAGTTGTTTGCCGCAGCAAAAATGGCAGTTTAAGCGCAAGGAAGGAGAGGAAGTTACCATTTTTAGTGAAAAACGGCACATTTTGTTCCGGGCCACAGTAGAAGATTTTGAGCAGCACTGGAAGGAGGTGTAAACAAATGATAATGTTGCCTGAGAACGATTATTCTACCGTTAAAATGGATGGCTACACATATTCCTGCTGCACACTGCGCCAGAAGGTGCGTCACACAATCGGACTTGACAATGCCACACGGAGAACGCTTTATAAACGCAATGGAAAGATGTATTTCAAGCCCACCAGAAATTACTTCAGTGGCAAAGATGAGGAACTTGAAAAGCTTGTTGATGCAGGTTACATGGAAAGCAGAAGATGCGGAACAACAAAGGAAAGCACCACATACTTCTTCACAAACGAGGGGCTTGATTGGCTAGAAGAGCAGCTGCACATCACAATCAGGAGCAAAAATGATGGAAATATATAAAAATCTATTTATAGATCACCATTGCTTTTTTGTAAAGCTTGGACGTAGACCCAAGTCATGCAAAAGTGAACCGAGCGCAAGTATTGGATTTATCGTGGAACTACAAGATGGCAAATGGGCATGTGAAACAGGCAGTTATTACAATGATACGATCAAGCACGACATGATTCTGATTACAAAGAGTGAGGGAATTATTGAACAGGCTATCATTAGTGCCGTACTCAGCGCGTATAAAGAAAGTTCTGGGTATGATGTGGACTCAGAAAAGTAAGGAGGTGTAAACGATGAATAAACGGCAGAGAAAGAAACAGTTCAAGAAGATTCACGGCATGAATCCAAGGGATTATTTCATGAAAAGCGAAAATGCTCCGAATGCAGTTATATTTTTTGTTAATTCGAGTAAAATGATCAGACGGTTATGCAAAATGGATGGCAAAACTTGGGAAATTCGTAGAGAGTGGTGGGGACGGTCAAATGAATAAAAGGCAGAGAAAGAAGCGGTTCAAGAAGCTTTATGGTATGAATCCAAAGCAGTATCAGCAAGCTGTGCAACTGGTATCGCTTGAAGAACCATTGAAAAAAATTATGGATTCAGAAACAACTACATTTACAGATTTAGGGAGTTGCCTTGAAAGAATTAAAGATGGACTGCAAAAATCAGTTTCTGCTTTAGGAAAGTTGAGTTGTGAAGCATTCTGCTTTTGCTTAGAAGAACTTGGAAGGGAGTTGAAAAAACGAAAAAATGAAGTTTGAACGAACTAAAAGCATGACCTACTATTGCTGCCCGATTTGTGAAGAAAATTCTACCAACAGAGCGAAAATAGAAATGCACTTTCGTGAAGCTCATCAAGTTAGAGTTAACAAATTTATCCGCTGCGGCATCTGTGGAGAAGGTTGGAGTGTAAGGAGATTTGGTGAAGAAACAGCTCAAAGATTGGCGGAGCAGTGCTGCCAAAGCCATATTGATGTTGGCAACGCAGATCAGATAGCGACACAATCCTATTTTGCTTCACATGGTTGTGTTGGATATGTAAAAAGCATGGAAGGAGAAGAGAGTGTGGAAAATAATCATATCAAGAAAATAGAGGTTGCTGATGAATGAATACAAGAACATTGCAAAGGCAAAAGCCATAGAGCAGGAGAACAAGAAGCGACTGCTGAAAATCAATCCACAGCTGAACGATGAAAGCGGAATCTATATTTTGACAAGAAAGGATGAGAACGGTTTCCAGTTTGCGTATGTCGGGCAAGCCATGCACATACTTAGCAGGTTGGCAAGTCATATGGTTGGCTACAAGCAGCACATAGACCTGAGCCTAAAAAAGCACAAACTGTACTCGGAAAGTAATCCTTATGGATGGAAGGTTGAACACATGAATGTTCCTCTTGATCAGCTTGATGAGCAGGAAAAGTATTACATCAGATTTTATGCAGAAAATGGCTATCAGCTTCGGAATGTTAGTCTGGGTGGACAAGGCGAAAACCGTTCAAGCGGAACTATAGGAGACAGAAAGCAGCCTAGAACCTATTTGGCGGGCGTACAGCAAGGCAAGAAATCGCTAGCTAAGGAATTATCATCTATTGCTGAGAAACACCTTACAATCGCTGTTAAGCCCGAAAAGCAGGGTAACAAGGTTTCAGAGCGCCAGAGAGATAAGTTTATGGAGCTTATCAGTGTTGAGAATTATGAGGAACCAGGAAAGGAAATGGCAGATGAGAGAAAATGATATTAGAACAGTTCCAGATGAAAGCCATTTTAACTTTAAAGGGTTTGAGTGGATTGCATTAGATAACAACGTAGACGGTGGCGTTCTAGCAGTTATGACATCCAGTTGGAACGGGAAAGAGTACCGTTTCGATGAGGGCTGCTGCAACAACTATGCAAAATCAAGTTTGCGTAGAAAGCTAATCAAGGAACTGCTTCCTGTGTTGGGTGAAGATAATCTTATTCCTCATAAGGTTGATTTAGTAGCTGACAACGGGGATGACCGTTACGGCACAGTTACGGATAAAGTTTTTATCCTAAGTTGTGATGAATACAGAAAGTACCGCAAGAATGTTCCATTACTCCCTGAGTGCACGTGGACTTGCACGCCTTGGTATATCACAGACTCCGGGTACTGTGACTACGTTCGCCTTGTGGACACAGATGGTGTTCTGCACAGCAAATATACGTGTGGCACGAGTGGGGTTGCCCCTGCTTGTGTATTCAATCCAGAAAAAGTGAAAATAGAATATCAATTTGCAAATGTTAAGGAGAAAACAGAATGACAGTATATGAATTGATTCAGAGACTTACAGAATTTCCGAGTGATGCAGAAGTAGATTTTGAATTACAGAAAAGTTTTGGATGGCCAGCAGTAGTTGATACAGATGAAGGAACTAGACTGGTGACTGCTAATGTAAGCCTAAATGAAAGGTTAGACATAGAAAACTTTCACTTTTATAGACATAACGATGATTCATCAACTTTATATATTCATTTTAATTTTTAAAGGAGAAGTAATGATTAACGAACAGGTTTTGCTTAGAAAGATCAATGAACAGTTAAAAGGTATGCCAGAGGCGCAAAATAGAGTCAAACGCCTGATTTATTCTATGGATTGGGTAGATTCAATCAAGCTGCCAGAAGAGGGCTGCAAACGTGATGAAAGTGAAGATGATTTCAGCCATGGTTATGTTGCTGGATATTATGATTGTATCGACAAAATCAAGAAGCTGAATGGCTTGGGATAAAAACATGATTTAATTATAAAAAGCGCTGTGGGGGTTAGCTGCAGCAGCTAACTTCCTTGAAATAAGTATCTAAGTGAGGAAGGAGAGGACACATGAAAATCTGGACAGAAAAAAAAGCTTATTGAAGAAGGCTACGATATCCGAAACGCACAAATCAAAGGTGCGGAGCTAACAATGGAAGATCACGGTTGTATATCGTTTAATGTTGTTGTTGAAGGTGCAGGATGGGGATGTGTTTTTGGCGGATATAGTCTCGGACATGCTTATCTGGGTGCAAAAGAATTTAGTGGCTCTGGTCCAGGAATGGAATCCATTGCCCGAATAATGGATACAGTCGGAGTTGCAAAGCTGAGTGATTTAAAGGGAAGATATATAAGAGCTGCAACAGCTAGAGATAGAAGGTTAAAAATTATCGGAAATATAATCAATGATAAATGGTTTGATATCGAATCGTTCTTCAAAGATGCGCAGAAGGCTGACAAGGAAGAAAAATGAAAATTGCTTTAATTGATGTTGATGGTCACAATTTCCCAAACCTTCCGCTTATGAAGCTCTCAGCATGGCATAAGAAACATAGAGACAATGTAGACTGGTATGAACCACTCACAGCATAGTACGAGCCACCAGATATTGTGTATATGAGCAAAGTATTTACATTTACACCAGATTATCCACATCCAATAAATGCAAGAAAAATCATTAAGGGAGGAACTGGTTATTTTTATCCGAATGGTGGGAATCCACTAAATGAAGATGTGGAACATTGCTATCCAGATTATAGCCTTTACCCTGAGCTTTGTAAGAATACTGCATACGGCTTTTTAACTAGGGGCTGTCCAAGATGCTGTGAGTTTTGCATAGTAGAAAGCAAAGAAGGCAATTATCCGCGCAAAGTTGCAGATTTGTCAGAATTTTGGCATGGACAAAAGAATATCGTGCTTCTTGATCCTAACATGTTTGCGTGTAAGGATTGGAGAGATTTGAGCCAACAGCTGATAGATAGTAATGCCTGGATAGATTTTTCACAAGGCTGTGATATCCGGCTAATGAACGAAGAAAAAGCATCATATATTAAGCGAATGAAAGTTAAGCGGATACATTTTGCTTGGGATCGTTATGGAGACAAAAACAAGATCATTCCCAAATTTCAAATGTTCAAAAGAATTACTGGATGGGACAAAAGGAAGATGGTTGTATATGTGCTCACAAACTACAACACAACACATGAGCAAGACCTTGAAAGAATCTACACTTTGAGAGAGCTTGGCTATTGGCCAGACGTAAGAATATTTGAGAAAGAAAAGCTTCCGAGAGGGCATATAACCAGAAAGTTGCAACGCTGGTGCAATGCAAGGGCAATCTTTGAAAGTGAACCAGATTTTCAAAAGTACCAGAAAGGAACAAAATAAATGAATATTAAGCATATTATCTTATGCATTGAATTTGCATTTCTTGCAGTTCAACTCATAATGCTAAAGCTGCATACAAATCTCCGTCAAAGTACGGAAAAACTGCTGAGGTCCTGATTATGGATGCTTACTGAATACAGAATGCGAATCCTTTGTAAAACGTAAAGAATGAGAGGAGTTGAATATTATGCAGATAATTAAGAGTGTTTTATGCGTTACCCTGCTTTTAGCTATGCTTTCTTACTACATAGGCCCCAAAAGGACTAGAACATTATTTGGAGCACTGTGTATTATCTCACTGATACTTTTGTGGGTTTTGACTCTTTTATAACGTTATGAGGTAAAAATGAAATTTATTGATTTTTTCGCAGGAATCGGAGGATTCCGTAGAGGAATGGAATTGGCAGGACATGAATGCGTTGGATTCTGCGAGTTCGACAAGTTTGCGACTGCAAGCTATACCTCGATGCACCTGCTCACCCAGGAACAGAGAGAGTTCCTGGACAAAATGCCACTGAAACAACGGCAAAAAGAAATATTGAAGGAGGAATACAGAAATGGAGAATGGTATGCAAATGACATTAGAAGAGTGTATG